GAGACTAAAAATCGATTTACAAATCGCATGAAATTTCATGCGATTTAAAAATTAAAATTGCAAAAATCGTTTTATGAATTTTATGTTACTTTGTGAGTGGTCTTTGTGAATTACAATTATTTTGATTCCATTCAAACCACTATCACTACTTTGTCAAAACTAAACCATCTGGGAATCGTGAGAGGCGTGGTTTTGATCACATCCTCATTCACCTGTAACGCGATTACGTTCACCTTTTGCATCCACGCACCACTGGAGGAACATTTCTGACTGTACAATTCTACGCTACTCTGGTTCTGACGGTGTTTCTCAGAACCATTGATAGAGGGATAAGTGTTATCAATCAACACCTGTCGATCATATTCGAATAATTTCTTCTGATTACAACCACCGATTTCATTCTGTTTAATCAGACACACAACTTTCTCCAAATCTTTTCGATTCTTTTTGAATTCAGGATGGAGAGTGTTGAGACCATTGAGACAATATGTTTGCTCCAACATCTGTTGAATTTCGTTAGAATGAGTGGCTAATTGGTCAACCGATTGTTGATTCTTCGTCAATTCTGTTTGTGCCGCATATAAATTGACGGTCAGAGGAAGCTGGGAACGATCCTGCAAGAATTTGAGTAACTCTTTGTGAAGCAACCATAATTTGACAATGGGTTTACTGACCAGATTCTCCGTCAAATTGTTGGCCGATTCAAATCCACTAAACACCAATTCAGGAGTCCATGTTTGCAATCGTTTCTGTTCATTGATGGAATAAGGTAAGATGGGAAACGCCAGACTCATTCGAGTTTTCACTGTGGTTTCCAAAACCAATTGATAGACCTGATTCAAAGTGGTGACCAAATCCAGCACATACGAGGAATAATAGATCAGACCATTGAACACATCAATCTGTTGTGTCATCAGTTTCTTGGAATAATCGACATGGATTCGATCGAAATGTTTAATCGCCGCACCAATGATTTTGCTGATTTGATCACGATACATTTTTTCACCTTCTTTGAGAGAATATGTCTTCCGTTCAAACTTATTCAAATCAGCTTGACTGGAATATGTTATGTTTTTATTAGTGACTGTTCGGGCATAGTCCTGATCCAAACATCCACGATAGAACACATATTTCAAATAAATCCCACGACAATTATTGTGAACTTCTTGGCATAGATACGCCAACTTAACAGATCCCTTTTGAAAAGGTGTTAATGTTTCCGCTTTCTGACGAATCAATTGTTCCAAAGTAAACAGCATATATACATGTTAATCCATATAATTCTAAAAATATCCGTTTGATATGACACGAATCTGTACATTGATAATATAAAATAACGTTATTGACAAATGACATCCGATGCGTCCGCTACACCTGAAGCGGCACCCAGATGCTGCTGTTGCGTCCCCGTCTCTTGCCTCTTGAAATGTTTTGGAAAATATGGGTCTCCCAATCCATCGAATTATTTATACGCTTTAACAGATTATCAAATCAATACATTGAACGCTTACATTCATGGTTTTGACGATATTAGTTATTTAACCCTGCAACCCACACCGTTCAACGTGAATGGAGCATCTTATGTTGTGAAGAACGGTTTTGCAACAGATGGTGTCAGTTCCGGATGTTGGTTTTCCAACTGGTCGCACGTAGATACGGCCATCATGCATGATTTCACTTACGCAACCCACCCTGCTTCTAAAAAGAAATGTGACAAAGTCCTTTTACCATCCTATCGACGATGGTTTGTTAAACTCTTTGCTAAAGCCGCATGGGAAGCCTCCGGTGAACGAGGTGCTCTTTTCCTAACCAGGAACGAACACAACCATACCATTCTCGATCTCTATCATGATGCATCCTATGCTTCTTCCGCTTTGTCAGCACTCTTGACAATTTCAGATGCCTCCCTATTCGACGATTATTTCGAACAATGTAACAAAGCCTTGTTACCATCTTATTGACGATGATTGTCAAACAATTCGGAAAATATGCTTTGGAACTTGGTGCATTATTTTTGAACGGGGATTTCCTGCGTTAGCAACCACTCAATTTCTCTGAATAAATCATCTGGTGTCTCAAACCGTTTCACATCGCCATACCCCCACATACCGTAGACCACACTTTTCCCATCTGTTATCGCGGTTTCCGCAAATGATACATCCGCGACCATTGGATTAGTTTGAATACTTAATACATATGGACTCGCTAATTTAATCTGACAACCTGTTTCACATAATGAAAAACCACCACCACCACCAGAACAGTGACGATAACTGATCTTCTTGCCATTGAGCCACTCCGTCACTAAACGCAGACAATAAGACTCAGAATCCATCGTAGTGTAATTGGACACACACTTCGATGAAATCAAGTGAATCATTTTTTGACTCATAAAATTGATGACAGATGAGCGTGGATACTAATACCTATTAACAAAATGAATACCTACCTATGTCCATTAACATGTCATTTGTTGACATTACCATATCCAATTTATGCTACTTTTAAAACCATTGAATCACCCAATAAACACGCCGAGACACAATGGTTAACTTTCTGGATCATGTGGGCATGCACTGCCATTATCCAATCAATGACACATCCGATCCTCTATTGGGTTCCTTTTTATCTGGAAATCAACGTGATCTTTTTGTGGTCGCTGCAAATTCCACAGTTACACACACATACCACATGCAAATTGTATCAAACACAGCTCAAACCGTTTCTTCTATGCCGGCAAGGCATGATCGATGCGTGGTTGTTACATTGTTCTCAAGCAATAACTCGCTGGGTCCTTCATCAAGCATTGTATTATGTCAATCCCATGCACATATTAGACCTCTTCAAAAAAGATAAACATCACCACCACCGGAAAATTAACACGAACACGAACATGATGGGAGAATTAAATTTGATTGATCTCACAATCAAATTCAATTGAGTAAATAAGCTCGGTCTTAGATGGTCAACACTTTTCTCGTTCATCTTAACTACACCGAATCAGCTAAACTATTAGATCATAAACGTCTCCCTAACCAGCGACGGGAAGCATTCCAAATTCTATGTCACATACAGCGATTGAAGGCAATTGGTACCTATTTACAACAACCACTTCCATCTGATCCATACTTATGGTATGACTGGATTCGGAAAATAATTCGAGAGTACCGTAAAATTTCGGCCGATCAAGACGGGCGTTTGGTTCGGATCAATCAACAATGGCAATTTATCTCCAATAAGGATCCATCAATCTTACCGGAAACGGTGGAACTGGAAATCGTATACGGTTACATTTATCATCCCGCGGTCCTCATGTGGTTGGGTTACGAAGAATCTCTCAAAGAATATTTAACGGCACACATTACAATTAGCATTGCACGTGGTGTGAAAAACAACATGCAATGTTATGAAACACATAATGCCACCCGTCCCCCATGGACATTGGATCCCTCGTTCATCACACGACACCGTACCATTCTTTTACAAAAAGAAATCGACCGCCACGAAACTCCATGGTATCAACACATTCCTGATTTTATCGATCCACTGACACCCAAGCGATATTTCTGGCCATTCACTCCATCATTAGGACCAACTGCTCGAAATCAGGGAGAATCTGATCCTAACGGTAAATATCGTGTTCGCATCAAAATCACAATTAAACTAAAATAATTTTGGAAATGTGGTGTTTGTGTCTTATTTTACTTTGTCTCCGGTAAAACCGAATCAAAATAATTATTGGGAACTGCCATCCGCAACGAACGGGCGGAGACAATCGGGTTACGTAAATCAATCAATTCAAAACCATCGAGGACCCCCTGGGGATCACACCCCCGTTGCGCTTCATGTAATAACTGAATGGTATCGTAGCCAGCTTGTAATGCCGCTTTGGCTAGAAGACCATCGCCCTGACTACCAAAACCATAATAACACCAGCCTTCTTTTGTGCGAGTTTTATTAGTACCCATGGCCATTTTCTTAATTTGATTATCCAGGGCCAATTGTTTGATTTCCTCTGGAGTCATAGTCGATCCAGATGATTGTGTGAGAGCTTTTTCTTCCCGTCGCAACCATCGGAGAAAAGAAGGATCCGCGTTAGCCAGAATTACATCATTAGGAACTCCCAGTTTTTTAAAGGCATCGATTTTATTGAGTGCAACCAAACTGTGCCCCAAAGGAAGAAAAACCCCTGATCCCTTGGTTGGGTAATAAAAGGTTCCCGCAAACATTTCATTGGGAATATAAAAATCAGTGTTCATGTGTCCAGAATGGAAAACCTCAATCCATGTATGATCAGCAAATCCAGTTCTCTGTGTGTACTGTTGTAAGTTAACAGTGTCCGGAACACGATAAAATGGTTTGAACGCCGAACGAACCTCTTGCGATCCCGCAGGATGACCGGGGAAGTTGTACCAAATTTCCAGATTTTCATAAAACTGCCGTAACCAGGCAACTGGCATACGATTCCAAAAAACTTTACTGGTACTGGGATAGACATTGTGAAAATATTCCACATATTGTGATTTAACATCATCAGTGACAGATGGAACTTTTTCCTTAGCACTGAAAAGAACAACCGTGTCATCTTCGTATTTTTTACGAGGTAATGCACAAACAGTCAAAATCCCATCTTCTGCCCATTGTAAACTGCCATTCATTTTCTTACACTTTTCATCCAATGTTTCAGATAGCTGACCTTCAGACTTTTGTGTCATGCGTACTATATCATAACCACATAAAATATAACCATGATGTTCTCACGAACATCGCGGTTCATGCAAGAATACAACACTTAGAACGGGATCTGTGATGCGATGTATCCGGGTGTGGGGTCGTTTCTTGTTTGTGATTTTTCTCTGCTTCTTCTCCAACTGTCGTAATTTCAAACACAGCACCATCACCGACCGGGGCATTGAGTTCTGTGACCAACAATTGGGTGATTTCCAATCTGTTTCGAAACGTCCACAAATCATAGACCAAATCTGAATTAGTCATGTAAGCATAGGGTAAATAGAAATAGCCATGATCTCCCCATTCATCACCCCAGCTATTCCGAACAATAAAAACTTGTCGGTAATTGTCGAATCCAATGGCACATGCAGCATGTCCACCCATATATACATCACTAGCGGATGGAAGTGAAATCAAACCTTGGTGATGATTAGCATCATTTTCAAAATGACTGTAAATTGATAATCCAAAGGCAAATAAATAACCATCCATGAGACATTGACATAACTGCGAAAGCACTTGGGGTACTCGAAAATATGAAATCGAATTGTGTTTTTGACCGAAATCATATGCGGTTTGTGGGGGGCGTGTTTTGTAACATATGGGATTATATTCCCACACATTCTCTGGGCATATCCCATAAACATATAACGCTTTCAAAGCATCACGCAAAGATCCTCCCTCGTCTTCTCCGACTGAATTTTTTAACAGTCTAGTATTGTAATACAAAAACATGCAAGATGGATGGAAAATCTCGCTAGAGTTGAATCTGACCATGTTATGATAAAAAATGCATGATAAAGCATGTGATGTACAGCTCCCCAAGGCTCCCTGATTATACACAGGGGGACACGTGGGGCGATGATCCACAACCATCACAGGCTCAGAATGTTCGTGAACTTTTAAATTTATCGACACATAGATATCATTATCATCAGGTTTGTCTTTGGATAAGTTGTATTTATGAGGACACATTAATATTATGTATACGATCTATCAAGATTTTGTGCTTACGCTAATCCATGATTTTTTCATCGGAACACATGTCGGTCGTGAGCCCGGTGGAACATACACTAACAACGAAGAACCATTATTGGATGATGTTTTGAAAAACATGGTTAAATCCAACGTATCTGGTTCATCTCGGCGTAAATTGAGAACACGCTGAGGCGCGGTCATGTTTTATATATTTGCATGATATTTTCAGATTGTTAACTGTTTCCAGTGGACTAATCGTGATGATTAAACCGATCTCGTGTATCACAACAAGACATCAACGAGTGATTGTTAGGGAAATCATTTTCTTTTTAAAAGACGAGAAACTATTTTTTGTTTCTTTGATCGGATAAAATTTGATACTGAACCGTTGTGTGTTTCAACGGAATGAATAACCCATGAACAGTATCCGTTGCCGACGCATCACATTGGGATCTCAATATATCTCATATAATTTGGGTGGAGTAATCCACAAGGAACTCTCCAAAGAAGAAGTCTCACAGATCAAAACAATCACACTCAGCCTCTCAAATGACATTTGGTATGGTAACTACACCGTTCCGGATGCAATTGGTTTTTCGACTCCAGTTAATCTCATTCTCAATGGAACCCTAAACATCTATATGACACCCCATTTAGAGGAGGCCTTACTAGGGATTCGTTACACTCTGTGGTCCAAGACATTCTCATTCTCTCATATATAAAAACTCATCACCCATATGGCATATAATGTCTACTTCGGTCGTCGACACAATTACAAATAATGTTTTATTTCTCACTCAAAAAATTGGTAAAGATGCCACTGATCACGCCTATTGTGGAGTTGGAATTCGAGGCAAATTAACCAGCGACATTCTCAAACAGGAGACGCCCGGAGCTCGATACCGATTTATTCCTTGCTTTGTTGATAGTCAACGAGAAGTCGAATTGAAAATTTTGGAGCATCAGCCAAAAATTATCATTTATAATTTTCACGGAACCACAACCAAATGGGTCTATGATTCATCACTCATCTTTTTGTATCCACAAATTGTTCACATTATGATTCATTATGATATGAATCAATGGTATGTCGACCATTTCCGTCCAGAAATCTTTTGTCATTTTAATTATATTATGACCGACGATGACACATTGATTCCCAATCAACATATTCTGGTGATGCCTCGTTCTTTACCTTGTGATGGTCTCTTCATCAATCATGTGACATCTGACACAGAAATCAGTAGTGTGGAGATTGAGACCGGATCACGACCTCCTAAAATTGGTTTTCAAGGTTTTGGGTTCCCACACAAAGGAATTGATCGGTTAGCACAGAAAGTCCAAGAAGAATTCGATGAGGCCATCATCCGTCTCCATATGCCGTGTTCCTATTACGGAGACCCCGCGGGAGAAGAGGCACAAAAACGCATCAAGGAAGTCAAACAAATCCTCAAAAAACCTGGCATCCAACTTGAAGTCTCAACACAATTCATGGACGACGAGACCATTGTTCGCTGGCTCCATGACAATGATCTCAATTGTTACTTCTACCATTATCAAGATGGGTGTGGAATCGCATCCAGTCCAGATTATGCAATCGCGGCCCATAAACCCATTGCCATCACTCATTCCTTCCAGTTGAGACACATGTGGAATCTGAAACCTTCGATTCAAATCGAGGAGAATTCATTGAAAACCATTATGGCAAACGGAGTAGCTCCCCTGGAACCACTGTATGCGAAACATTCACATACAGCCCTCCGAACACGAGTCGAACAGGTATGTGATCAAGTTATTGTTTAACTGAAATATTATGTGATTCATATCAATTTATTTAATTGATATGAATGAGATGGGTTTGGCAATTAGGCAAGATGATTCAGTTGCAAAATGTGTGGATCGTGATCGCGATACATGGTGTTTATATGATAAGTGAAGCTGATTTTAAATGGGTTCAAACGGAACCCATCTTAGTTGGTGTTAGTATGGGTATATTTCTTGACCAAATTAACGTACACATCATACTTCTGGCCAGGAACATTGACTGGATCCGATGCAATCTTTTCCAACAGTTGTTTATCCACTAAAGACGGATGCACATACCAATCCTCAAAGGGACACAGCTTATCAACTGGACTAGATTTGTCATGCCACCAGACAGACACATCCGAAAAAATCCTAACATAACCACGATGTTCCAAAATCTCTCGTGACCGTTGACGAGTCTCGAAATAATTACCTGTATAAATATCATGTTCAAATGTAATGGTGGCAAATGTGTATTGGGGTAAGACCGTGGCATCCAACTTCTCTAAGGTGGTCAGAGTCGACCTCGTGTCGACATCGAGATCCATTTGTAAATAATCAATCTGTTTAGGAAAATGGTGATCCGCTAAAGCCTGCCAATAATCAATCTTAGTGGCATCGCTGATGATCGGAAACGATCTGGGACGCTGCTTCTGATAGGTTGGCAACCATCCCGCTTCATATTCCACCATGATTCCCACCCATCCCAAGCCGTGTTCTAAATAATATGTATTATTATACTGTTTGGGATCGTTGGATCCCAACTCCAAAAAACATCCATCCTTCTTATGATGAAGCATCTCAACCACGAATTCGTCTTGTCCAGCTTGTGCATTATACGGAGGTATTGGCATTGGTAACGCGGTAGGATTGGAAATGGTAATGTTGTTATAATAAGAATGACATTATTTTGTTATATTTGTTCACGTTTACATGTGTTCCCAAATAACCGACTCAGAGGAAACCACTTCCACTCGAGGCAATGGGAAAATCATGATCCCTCCCTCATCCAGATATCTCCACTCCCGACGAACAAACTCCTCCTTAAAATGCCATGGCAAAACAAGTAAGACATCCGGTTTATTCCGACGCATTTCCTCCTCCGAAATAATCGGAATGTCCGTTTGTGGAGTCCGACGCCCATATTTTTCCACATTTCTCTCGGCGGCGGCTCGAATAAGTGTGTGGTCGATTCCCATATATTGCAACAAGGTATTACCCTTGGTACTTGCACCATATAAATAAATCTTCTTACCATGTTGTTGATAGTTTTTCAAGAGAGTGGTCAAACGTGTTTTGATGGTTAAGCATGCCTGATTAAATACCTGATATGGAACCAATGTGTCCAGATGTCTCTGAGACTCAGTGGCATGTAAAGTGTCCAAATGATCCTGATTAACTTCATAATCATTCTCTTCATGGGTCATGGTCACGCGGAAACTGCCTCCATTACACTCGTTAAGAGTGACATCAATGATCCTCAATCCAGCTTGACGGGCCATCCATTCCATCTGTTTCAGAGCATAATATTCCAAATGCTCATGGCAAATTGTGTCAAACGAGAGCGTGTCCAGCATACTCCCGATATAACTTTGTTCCAGAACCCAGAGACCATCCGGATGAAGGATCCGTTTGATGTCTTGCATAAACTTCAGTGGAGATGGTAAATCATAAAACATCGCAATCGAAGTAATTACCTTGGCTTTTTCCCCAGGATAAACACGTTCAAAAACGTCAGCTGTAAAAAATTCCTTGATCAGGGTAATATGTGATGGGTAAAATTGAGCAAATTGTTGCCCAATTGGATCAATTCCCACGTATCGCGCGATCAATGGAGAATATGAATACGCCTTTAGTAAGGTGGCATCATTACTTCCGATGTCCAAAATAATATCACGGAAATTAATTCGGTTGAGTTTCTCGGTCACCTCTTGGACCAATCGACCCAGATGTTGTGTCATGGTTTGATTAAGACCTGATCGATAGCCATAATTGTGGAAATATAATTCCTCGGGACACACATTGTGTTTTAATTGAACCAACCCACACGCCTTCGTATGGGTTTGGTCTTGATCTTGTTCGGTGCCCACCAGATCATTACATTTGAGAATAACAAGTGGAGCGCACATAGGAGTGGGTTCTCCTTGGAACGGAAAGCGACCACTTAAAGCGTGGGTTCCGAGATCAGTAATTTCAATGAGATCTCGATTCCCACAAATGCGACACTGTGTTTGAGTCGTAATCATTGTCATCGTAATCGGTATTATATATTGTATTGAGTATTTAATTCATAAATGGGATTCAATCACAATTAATGGATTTCAATTTGATAACCATCGATATCAACGGAAAAAATGACTGGTATGATGAAAATTGGACGTTGTCCATCGTAATATAAGTATATGATCCGTCATTGGGCTTCGACATGCGGTGATGTCGATATTCTTCTCGAGCAAAAAGATCAACAGTTATGTCTCCGTCTGAATGATTTCCTCTTGGGAAATTCGTATTTTCTAATTCTCTTCGATGGTCACACCTGGTCTCTGGATCACACAATCTTCAATACTGTCGCAGCGCTATATGAGGCATTGATCCATGGCTTGAACGAAGACGATCGCCGAATCAATCTTCGTTTGATCAGCGAGGAGGCACGAATCCCTCCCAAATTTGACATTATGATTCAATATCACGATCACAAAAACCACGAGGACGACACCATCATGTTAACCCTCAACCTAGATACATCAATCACACTACCCGGACTGGAAAGTGGAATTCATGTCAGTTTGGACCACATCTTCCTGAAGGCCATCAGCATTGAAAACGATGATCGCCAATTACCTCTGGATCTGTGTGCACTTCAAATGACATAAGAGAGCACAAGAACGATCTGGACAGGAGGAACCACTCAAATGGAATTTATTTTATCAGACGTGTAATATAGAGACTATGGAATCAATGGGAATGATTTTCCTCGGAATTGTCCTCTTTTTCATCGTTGTTCTAATTTGCTGTCACTATCGGCCAACGGAACAAAACGGGGGTGAATATGTCCATTTCACCCATTTACCTTTGGACAACAGCGCACGCAGTTTACCACTGGGCGCCTTAAGCGAAACCGGCCAATTTGTACCACCCGAACAAACACAACGCCTCTCGGGGCCCGTTCGCCACTCAAGCCCACACCGAACCCACCCACATAACGCAGTCCACACTAATACCACCCGCGATCGTCGTAGCAAAAAAGCCTATTCCAATTACTATTATAACGACCGTTTTGATTACACCCCCTACGACTGGCGCCCCTACGACTGGCGCCCCTATTGGCTCAGACGGGCCAATTTACAACCTAGTGCCCGTGACTGTGCCGAGTATGCCGCCGATAATTGTATTGGTTTGGGAGACAGCGATTTCCAATCCTGTTATGATCAGGCACATGCGGAATGCCTTCGCGGACAAATCTGAAAAAGATGGGGTGAGATGGGTAATTCGTTTACTTGCAACTTGACTAAATGTAAAATTGTTATATTTAGTCATGTCTCAATTATTGTGCATTCATGCTGGTGTCACGTGACCTCTTTCGAATATGTACTGAGCGGTTTTAACGGTGCGTGATGTCTGTTGGCTGACATAGGTGACCGCAAACTTTTCTTTTTGTAATTTGTCAGCATAATGTGGATCATCGACATGCATGACATCATAAGCTAAGAGATAATCAATCGGCGGACTCTGTTTGAATTTCAATGTAATCAAATAAGTGGTCTCGGGAGAGCATTTAATTAATAATGGAATATTCAAAAATTCCAGTTTAATAACTGATTTGTCATTGAGCGAATAAGGAGACAAAGTTTCAACCATTGGAAAATGATCAATTTGGCTCATGGAGAGAGTGCGTTGATTGAGGCACAAATTGACGGAGTCCAAATAATTGCCCAAACAATCCACTTGAACTTGGTTATTGATCATACCTTTTAAAATGTAATTGGAAACCAATGTGAAATTATGAGCATAATCACCCACGATGGGCAGTGCAAACGTGTGATACAAGTCATTGTATGACTTGTTAGTGGAACTGGAACGAATCTTAATCGGAGAAACAAAAAATGGATGCTTCATCCGGATCGAAAAATTGGATTGATCAATGACACAAGAATTCATGATATATGATGACTCTTTGTGTCTCCATTTTATATCTTGGTCAAACATATAAAATATTTTGTCTTCATGCAATGTCAATGTCGGACTAAAAAAACGGGACGGCCACAGTGCACGCGAAATGCCTCACCCGGTCAAACATTTTGTAATCAACATGCCAACTGTACCGATCTTATGAATGAAGGCATGGTTATGGTCAAACCCAAAGCTATCCCAAAAAAGAAACAAATACCACAGAAACCTCAAAAACCTCAGGAAAAACAAACACCACAACAGCTCCAAAGCAAGCAGAAACCAGAATCACGAGTGACAACTCGTCAACGCGTCCAAGCTCAAGAGGCCCAATGTGCCATTTGTAAGGCCTATGTGGCCGCACGAGAATCTCTGGTCCCAGTCGAAAATTTTCCACCAGTCTTACGAAACCACGCCCGGGTAATTGAAATTTGTCAACAATGTTACCAAGATTGCATGGCTAAATGTGTCGATGTCATGGGCAAATCCAATGCGGTCAATTGCCGAACCATCGTCTGTGACGATAAGTCAAAAGCCTATCAATACGCCCAAATTGATCAACAACGCGCTCAACTCAAAACCCGTGGCAAACTCAATGCCTTAGCTGCATTGCGTGCCCAAGCCGGTTGGGATACTAAATATTGGCCATCCGTTCCGAAAACAGAACCCAAATGAACCATGAAAATCTCAATTGATTATATAAAACAGCGATGTCTAACAACTTAAATACGCAAGCCCTCGACCTCTTACGACATGGAGCCATTTTACTCGATATGCGGACTCGGGAAGAATACTGTCAGGGGCATTTTAAAGGTGCCTTGCTGGTGGTGACCCCACCACCCCCACTCAATCAGCGAGAAATGTTGATTTTAAAAGATCAACTATGGTGGCTCCTATCCACCCATACAGTGAACAAATATACACACATTGTGATCTATTGTCGGAAAGGATTTCGGACCAAAATCGCAAAACAAGTCATACAAGAATTAGGATATCGAAACGTCTTGGCCTGGGGTGGAGTAGAAGAACCACATCTACGGAAAATCTTTGCCAATCAAGCACTCATATGTCATCATGATCCGATCTCGTGATTGTGAGGTTTTATGGGCTAATGCGCAATACCTGATCCGGCACAACTGGAGCCAAACGTGGCGAAATTCTCCAAAAGATATTGCGAGCCGGAGTGATCAACAATTTGTTTCTTGTGAGGCCATGCATGTGACAGCATGGTGTGACCATGCCCGAAGTCATGACGGGAGGAGCTCTGACTTGAATCCGGGCATTATACTCCTCCGGTTTAACTTCTAAATGAATCCCTCGGTGAGGACGTAATTGACTAATATTTCCATCTCGACCCAATTTAATGGTAAAAAACCCATGTTGGTTACTGAAAATATATTGTCGTTCAAAAGTGGGACTGTAATTGACTTTCAAACTGTAATATCCGTTGGGACGAATATTACCCCAATGGTGTCCATCCTGATCCGTAATCACATAGGGCCAAAAAGTTGCATTCTCGATAAACAAATAAGTGGTCATGATCTTCACGTCTATATAAAATGATGTAGACAATATTCTCCCATAGGTAAAGAAGTAAACCCAACAATGGCATATCTTGTCAATCTGACTCATTTTTTGCAATCCAAAATTCAGGCCATGACGACCCCTACCGGGGCGCATTTACATCTGTATCTGATGTATTATCACGACCGTGATCCAGTCCGTCAGGCGGAGATCGATTTCTGTCTCCAAATGAATCTAAGCAATCCAATTTTCAGTCAAATTGATATTCTAAATGAATCTGATGACCAACTTGTCGTTAATGATCCTCGTGTGACCGTCAAACACTCATCGCGTCTCACGTTCAATGGGTTTTTCAAATACATCAACTCTCGCACAACGGATCCCGAAACCATTAACATTCTGATCAATACAGATATCGTAATTGGTGATCAATTCGACCGAATTACAATCGGACCCAACCAAGTAATCTGTTTAAGTCGTTACGAACTCAATCCAAATGGAGAACCCTCTGTGTCCGTCGGAGGTGGTAGTCACGATTGCTGGATCTGGAAAGGGACAATCCGTGACAATTTGGGACGATTTTATATGGGAAAATTCTTGTGTGATGGAGTCTTGGCTCACGAGTTGCGGAGTTGTGGGTATGTGCTCAAAAATCCGATGTTAGATCTCAAAATCTACCACGTTCATATCTCGGGAATTCGAAATTATTCCGAAGGAGATAAAATCCTGGGACACCGATGTGGTATCAAATTCTCTCACAATGATGGTTGGTACAATAAAATGGACACGTATAATGATGGATGTAATATTTGGTAAACAATTTTATCGAGAAATTATTTTTCATAAAATAAATCGAATTTTTCATTTTATGAAATGATTTTTAAACCGCATGGGAATTAGAGCGGATCAAACATTTGACGATGACTCTGATAGTAGCGTTCCGCCACTGGGTTTTCCGTCCGGATCTGTTGAAACTTGTCACGAAAAATCGTTGCTTTCGCGTCATGAATGCAAGTGGCCGCCTGATAACCAGTGTGTAATAACTGGAGGATATCTTCTTCATTCAGGACGAGATCAACGGTTTCGATCAAAGATTGAATGATGGAACAACGGTCATGATCATTGAGACATGGCTTGCCGGTAGTAGTGACTGTAGCGTTGGCAGTCATGGTATGTATGAGATATTCCCAATCCGATGGAGCTGTTTGAAGATAAGACGAAAGACAATGTTCCGGAGGACCATAAGATCGAACAATGTGTTCGCAAATAGCACCACCATCGGTCATGAGATGACGATAGATAGTATTTTCATCAGGGAACGTTGATTGTTTAAGAATTGCCTCGGTCACTGCCAGTCCCGCCGCACGACCCATATGGAGAATCTGTGAATGAACTTGACAATATGTGTCGATGAGATCAATCGAGGAATATAGATGATAAAGGTCGCTGGGGTCGCGCGCAATCCGAAGTAAATGTGAACATAAAGACGAGGAAGTGGATGAAGGAACAGAGACAATGTCATGATCAACCCATAAAAAATGGTCAGTCTGGAAAGGATTCTCTCGCAGGGTTTGATTGATTAATTGATATTTATGGGCCGTGGAGGCAGTAGCGGGTGATACCGCATGGTAAATGGTCATGTCTTGATATCCTGAAGACTCCCGTAGATCCATTAACATTTTCAAGTTGTCCAAAACACAATAGACAATCAAATAACACGGGAGCGAGATCAGATCCTGGTTAATGGTCAGATGCTGAGGAGTGAGACACATCGTCATAACGGTACAATTGGGAAGACTGGCATGACCAAAAATCGGGCGCTCAATCCAATAATGATGATCGACTAGTTGTCGATGAAAACGGTCAAAATCATTCAAAGTCATATAATGACACGCAACAATCTCATGCGGTCGTTTCTTGCCAACGCAACACTTGGGCTCTCCCTGATCATTGCATCCCGAGAATTGATTCTGATAACAAATTAAATGCCCGTCATGACGTTGAACATAATGCCCAATACAGACATCACACGCCGTAATGATATGGGGATTACCTCCATGGGTCGCAAACGATTCCCACTGTGTCACCATATTTGACAATAAATGATAGATGGCTGTCACCATTCCATAGGAAAGAATGAACCCACCACCTCCACTAAAACTATAGAGGTTTTCCTGAAGAGTCCGTCGGAAAAGCATATGGCCGCCCAAATACAACCAATCCTGGTACGAATAATGACGAACTAGATCCAGCATCTTATCCACATTGACATAGGTATCACAACCACATACATAGACAAATTTGGCATTGTAATGGTCATAAATATATCGAAGTCCCAATGCCTGTTTATGCGAGGCCGAAATGTAATCATTACCCACACCCTTCAAGTAGACATATTGTTCTCCCTGCAAATCGGTCGGTTGTTCTCCCAACATATGCAAAACCTTAACACCCAATTCGCGAGCCCTGTGTCCCCACGTTGCTTCAATCTTGTGTAAATACTCGCGATATTTGGGAAGAGTCACACATCCAATAACCAAAATGACTAACTCTTCCATCGAAGAGGCTAACTGTTGGATATGTTTGACAAAGTGGTGAACCTCCTGATGCAAGCCCCGATACCGCGTGGTTAACCATCGATAATCACGTAATTCTCCAACGTATCCTAAAACTTTGCATGAGAAAGCCTGTGAGAGATTGAGAGGTCCCCCAATCCCAAAAGAAACATTGAGATGCGCATGGTGAATCCAATAGAGATCGCTGAGAAAATCATCATAATCCGGATTACCAGAATACAAAACTTCTTTCGTTCGATCAATCACATGATTATGTTCCCGTAAGGGTTGCATGTCCGCATAAAGAGAAATGATCCCCAAGACCTTCTTTTCATAACAATCTTCTACCACTTTTTCACCCATCAAAATGATCGTCTTATCAGTTCGAAATGTGCGGAAAAACTCCTGCAGAACTGGTAGATCCTGCGAGATGAAACGGTCCATTCTCCGTTCCATTCTAACTTTGGTGTGAAAAACTAGATAATCACTCATGACTATCGGACGCGGAATCAAATGAATATCATCATAGATGTAAGTTCGATCCATCTGATATTGTGTCCATTCAATCGGAGTGTGAATCCTGTCGACTAAATCCATATCGATTTGTGGAAACAGCATTTGAATTAACTTTTGAACAAAGTTGGTATAACGGTCGGGAAATTGACGATATTTGGCAATCAACTTAGTTGACATATGAATTTTGGTCAATTTAATAGGGTTCGATAAGGTAACCATCTTGAGTAACAAGAGATCACCGATCCCCAAACACGGTGTGACTTCCATGAGTCTATTATATAGACTCTCTTTTCTCTTTATAAACTTTCAAGTATCTAAACATGACATGGCCTGAGCTCATTTTTTAGAATTGGATAAATTTTCGCCGGGGCGACATGGAACCATACCCCGCTTGCGTTGGATCGAAACCATATTCTTTCGACCACATATATGGAGTATAATCATAACCAGTCCGAGGCCGAACGTAACACTGGTCAGTGATGATACCCAATTGCATGGCCAAACAGAAGAAACAGCTGTCTGTTAGATACAGATAGGTGGCATGGATCATGAGATCGAGATAATCATTAACTCGATGACCTGTTAATTTTTCAGCCAATTGATAATATCGATGACCGGGTGGGTATCGATTAACATTGGGATCCACAAACAGAATCTCGTCATGGGAGCGATGAATCATGTTTTCCACATGGGAAATATTAAACAAGACACCGGCCCCAATTTCCGAGTGAATAAACACATACTCTTGTCCATGCAATAAATGATATAATTCCTTGGACAATAAGGTATCCTGAACCGAAAAATAATTCCAATAAATCGATGGTGGAAGACTCATATGGTTGTAGAAACAATACGGAACACGATCACAGTTGATTCGTGAAACATTTTTCACGTATTCCGTATGGATCCCACAAGGATAAACGTGTTTTCTTTCATATTGGTCAATCCCGTTATCCACATAAAATTGGGGATTGCGCCACCAGTTGGCATTGCGACATTCAATTACTTTAATACTTGGATCATCCAGATAAAATGAGCGAACTTGGTCGTAAAACTTGGCAATTGACCAGAGATGGACCTCATCGTATAAAGTGCTCAAATAACGAACCGCTGGAATGACCAGAATTTGGTCTCCCATCAAAAGATGGGGAATAACTAAGGCTTTTGTTGCTTTGTATCCCTTTTGCTCTTTGAGTGAGGAATTGAGGCGCTGGTTGATTTTGTTTTTAATCCGGAATCGGCGATCGTTGTCATCAATGATTTGCGTACACAAACTGGCTCGATCAACTGCCGGGCCACCATCTCGGAAGACATTCTGATCCTTCCAAATTTTTAAGTTGACCTCTTTCAGTAAACGGTACAAAAATTGACACTGAGCCTGTTCAATGACCGGTTTGAGAATGGGTGCCAAGGTCTCATATTCTTTTCTGACATCAGCCACGCGGTCATCTTTAATCCGATCCATCTTGATTTCTAAAATCGATAACTTATCCAAGGCCTCACCACAGGAGACTTGGAGATTAAAAGTCCGCGAAACAGTAGTAGTGTTTTTTTTCTGAAGAATCATTTCATAATAACTGGCTTTTTCATAGAGCAACTGAAATCCATTTTTTTGATACAACTGGTAAGCCACCGTGTTCTCGCGATCCACTGTCAAATAAATTGAGATCAATGGGCTGTCTTGAAACCATTGAATCAAATGTGTCATGATTTGACGCCCGTAGCCTTGTCCGTGATATGCATCCAAAACACTAATTCCTAACCACGTCTTATCAGTAGTAGCCTCATAATCCAAATGACCATACGCGACTGGAACTGGAACTGGAACTTGTGTGGATGTGGGATCGGACGAGGAGACAGATGTGGGAAAGGACGTGAGAATTCCTAACAAGGTCACCTGGTGTTGTGTCACACACTCTAGTCCCCGATTATTAAAATAACGGAAATGTGACTGCTTTCCCCGCACACTCTCGATGAACATCTGAAGTAAATGGAGATCATCCGGAGATTGTGGATTGACTGTGAGCACAATGAAATGTGACATCGTTGACATCGTTGACATCGTTGACATCGTTGACATCGTTGACATCGTTGACATCATTGACATCGTGAATAAGATGATGTATCTATATTAATGATGCATTAAAATCTATCTATGTCAGTGTGTTTCCAAATATTCCTCAATACACGAAATAATGTATTTCTGTTCATCCACTGATAATTCTGGATAGGATGGCAACATGAGTCCGTGGTTGGCAATTTCAGTGGTAAATGGATCCTCTGCCGTCTTATGAAGTCCCTTGAGATGAGCATGAACATGCAAATCGTAGAAAATCGGACGGATCTGGACATTTTTCTGTTCCATGAAAATTTCTAATTGGTCATAATTAATCAAGGGAATCAACAGGCAATACAACCAATAGGAACGAATGGTATGTTCAGAATCTTCTGGGCGCATTAAGATCACCCTGTGACAATCCAGTTGCTGCGATAATAACCGATCATATGTTGCGAAAATCGATTTTTTCAAGTCGAGAATGTGTTGGTAATCGTTTAATTGATCATACAAGAAACCAGCCTCAATGTTGGTCATCCGGAAATTGTAACCCAAATGGTCATGGACATACCGTTTCTCACTCATACCATGACTGTAAATGTTATTGATATATTTGAAAATCTCTTGATCATTGGTCAAAAAAGCTCCACCCTCGCCAGTTGTGATGGTTTTATTCCCATAGAAAGAGATGGATGCACACAAAGAACGTGTGCCAGAAAATTGTCCTTCGTATTGACCAAACAAACCTTCGCAATTATCTTCCAAAAAGATCAAATCAGGGCGTAACCGCATAAGTCTAGGAACATTAATGATGTTCCCCAAACTATGCACCACAACTACACACGCATTGTGTTCCAGAGATTTAATGTAGTCCTCATTGGTCTCCATATTGAGGGTTTCATGATTGGTTTTCATAACTTCAAACATTTCCGCTGGGTACTCCATGAGACCACAATTAATCGGTGCCACAAATACATTATTGGGAACATAGATTTTGGTCACTTGTGGATACTTAAATTTGAGAGCTTTGTACAAACATTGCGTGGCTGACGTCCCATTATTCATAAGAATACAATATTTAACACCCAAAATTTCACACATTTTATCGGAGGCTAACTTAACAAAAATCCCATGATTGCTAATCCATTCATCCTGAATGCATTTTATGGCCGACTGCTTATAATTTTTAAGATACGGCTTGTACACTGGAATCATCATGATATATATCAATCAGACAAATTATGTTTTGTTAGGTTCTATGGGAGAAGTCGTTTGCCAAATGATGGCGGTACCGCTCATGGCGTTGACGCGGATCTCTTCGACGATTACGATTGATGGGAGGTGGTGGAAGCGGAGAAGATGGTGGTGGTGAAGGTGATGGTGAAGGTGATGGTGAAGGTGGTGGTGGAGAAGATGGTGATGGTGAAGGTGGTGGAGGTGGTGGAGGTGGTGGTGGTGGAGGTGGTGGTGAAGATGGTGGTGAAGGATTTAGGTGAGATATATACACCTTCTCAGTCACGAGAGGTAACGGTTGATCATAGCTATCCCATACCAGTTCATCACTGAACAACGTTAGGTCAAAATATAATTCGCGCGGTAATGGAGACAGTGCACTTCGCGGTGAGCATGACTGAATCTCGACCCCATTAGCAAAATATGTGCCATCATGATCAAATTGTAAATCATACAATTCAATCGCTTTTCGTTCCCTGATATGTGAATAAAAACACCCTGCAGGCCGTCGTGCATTATCATAAATAATGGGATGATTGGATGTAAGGGTTAACGGTTGCTCCGGAACATGAACCCGCAAACAATCCGTCGGAAAAGTTACCAAATCAGAAAATAAATGCGACTCTAAATTGACGTGACATACACGGGCCACACGATGTCCAGGAGCCACTACGTCATCTCGTTGCAACATTTGAATCGGACGTGATGATCCATCAACCATGCGAATCATCGTATCTTTGACAACACACATTAACGAATCTTGAGAGGAAGACGCAGAATAACTCTGGCCTTCAGGATCAAACGCGATCGCATGACATTTGTTCAAAACTTCATGTTCAGACATTAGAGTTTCAAAATACACTTGACAAGGCATCAAACTTCGGGTCACAATGGTCTCCGATAAACCCAAATCAGGAGCTGAGACACAGACCTCCTGAAGAGGAACATTGCCTTGATTGGAAAGACTAATTTCGTACGTGAAGACCGGTCCCTTGTGAGTGACCAATTGCTGATACACCATAAAAGAGACAACAGATTCCAGTCGATATTCGGTTTCGGAATAAGCAGAGGCTTGATGCCCATCGAAATGTCCTTCCACCGTCACTTGACTGGGGAGATAACCGCGATCTAAGTCATTTTGTGTTAAAACATAACGAGAGATGTCAACTGTGGTTGACTGACCCGGTAAAAGGCATGTGATGGGAAACTCAGCTGAATTGAGATTCAAGTTATCATTCAAATGTAAAGATTGGACGGGTACAATCCCACAATTGGTTACGCGACACCGATAAAGAATTGGTGTATTAACTTGGGGAACTGGACTATGACAATGGGCTTGATACTCTGCAATGGAGATTTTAGGAAACGGGGACAGGAGATGTCCTATCACCAATTCAAGTGCGGATGAAGTTTCATTTTGATCATCGGTTTCAGACGGTGACGGTAATTGACGCGACAAATAAGAAATATACATAGCTCCAGATGGATCACATGAAATACACGGACACTGATCAATCAATCCAAAAATAGGGACTTCCTGAGTCCATAGATGGTCGCCATAATCCGCAGTCCACTTACTAATCAAAATTGTGGAACCATCTTTGGATTGGCCTGGAAGGTGATAGCAGAGACATAAAGATGTGGTCATGTCGGGAATCATGGTCTCTAAAATCGGAGAAGAAATCTGGCGTCGCATCATCCATCGACATTGACCATCAAAAGGTTCTAATTGATAAATTAATAATTCGGGAAAGGGATGATCATGTGTAAAATATGTTAGATAGAGTGATCCTTGACCATCGGTAATCAAACGTGTTCCCACCAAGGGTGCGTCATTTGATACGATTACGAAAGGATATGACCACAAACATTGTCCGCGGTAATTTTCGTATTTTTGAAGCTGAATGGCGGAACCTTGAGTCATATCAGGAAGGGTTAACGACATATACAAGAAATCATCTGGACTCACAGTTAACGAGGCATGCAGAGCCTCAGTGTCGATCTGTTGTGACCAGACGCATTGGCCTTGTAGAGGTTCGATTTTTAAAAGAGTCATAAAACCCTGAAATAAGACTGCTACATACAAACACGACTCTGAATCACTCGCGATCTGTACCGAGACCGGTTGGGTCTCTAATTGATGGACAAAACTCCACGCTAATTCTCCTTTTTCGGTTTCTCGCTTGATCAGGTTCAAACAATCACTGGACTGAGTTTGGTGAACCAAATAAAAAAATCCTTGACGAGTCATCGCAACACAAGGAAACATGGCGTCTGGACAAATTTGGGTCCATCGAAGGAGTCCTTGGGAATTATATTTAACCATAACGATTTTATGATCAGTCTCATACAGTGAGTAAACATTACCTTGTAAATCACAGGTGATTTGTGGGGGGCTGGTGCCAGAAACTTCAGCTGCAATCAAAGATTGTCTTTTGATCCAATCAAACATTGGTTGATCTTCATAGACCTATCTACTCAGTATTTCTTCATATAAATACGGTTATCATCGATAGGAAAATCGTAAAATCAGAAAATCGGAGAGTTAAAAATTTTATTTACGGAAAAAATCGGACAAAAGGGAGACTCGAGTCTCCCTTTTGTCTTTGGAGGGTACATCAGGCTCCCTTTTAAAATCGTCTGATCGCGTTTTTAGGAAAATCAAAATATCAGAAGACGCACCCTACGCATTTTGTTAAACAAAAAGTCAAATACGTAGACATCAGAAAGTTTTGGAATTTTCATGACTTTTTTGAAAAATCCATTTTTTTTTCAAAATATTTTTTTGGATTTTTCAAAAAAAGTCATGAAAATTGGCAAATCTACAAATCTGGGATTCTCAGTGTTGATCTAGAGGGTATGTTCTTCGAATGAAACCGTTCTAATGTCCTTAAATACTTAACAAAGGAGGGTCGAGTCTCCGAAAAATGACTTTTATTTTTTTTGAAAGTAAAATTGCTTTGTCTGAAATGATTCAGAGAGTAATTAAAATTTTTAACTTTTAAGGCTATGATCCGTTTGACGTCCTAAAATCGGTCAATCATAACGTGAGATTATTAGCTTCTGAGTCACAATCACAGACAGGAAAAATTTAACAATAACTTTAGTCGCACTCTGATCGCTTATGCCGACCAAAGATAAATACAATAGTGATCATCACCTGATGATCTGATCATTCAGATTCAGAATATTGGTAATAACAAATATAATGTGATTCGATTCAATAATTTTTCAGGTTCACTATTCACCTGTTTATTATCACATAGACGCAACAAAGACGTGAATTCATTTAACAATTTTTAATTTCTGAACATCCAAAATTGTTAAGTTGAAAAGATAAAATTGTTAAATGTTAAATTTATACGGTGAAAATTGTTAAAAATTGTAAAAAACGACAAAAATGCAAGATTTTAACAATTTTTAACAATTCCCGGTATGATACTCACTCCTCGCGCTAAAATGAGCACAATTGAGTTCCGATTCTGATTGTGATTGTAAAAATATATAATTTATATGGTTTCGTTACGACGATAAAATAATGATTTTATTTATCGTCGTGATACAAAGGAAGAAGAAGTAAAACGTGAGTAGTAGACCATCCACGATCAAAATTATTTTGAAATATAAAAAAATCATAAAACATGGACGTCGTAAAAAATGAGCACGGGATTTGTACGGTTAAATGAGTAGTGACTAAAATGAGCCAACAATTCACATAAAAACTTGTCTCATGTTCATGTTATTGGATCGCTACTATCCGCTATGTCCAACCGCAAATTCGTTTGTAATGTCTGCCAGCAGGGATTCACGCGATTATATAATCTAACTCGACATCAAGAATCGGTTCATCAACCAGGGCATAAATCCATCGAAAAATTGTTTCGATGTGAACAATGTTCCAAACAATTCACACGGAACACTTATCTTAAGAAACATGTGCAAACTCAACACACACTCACTCAGAAACCAGAAGCGGGTGAGGATTTGGAAAAGAAACAGGAAACAGAACCGAATCCAGGTTCTGTCCCTACCTTGTCCACCCAAATTAAACAAATCCAACAGGAACTCACCATGTTGAAAAATCAGAAAGCTAATGTTCTCCAAGTGATTTGCGTCACATCGGATGACAACTACTTGGATATGTTAACTCAAAAAATCGGCAATTTTGAACAAGCGGTCGAATATCTGAAAGATTGTGCATTGTCAGATGTCTCTGGAGATTGTCGTTTGATCGAACGAATCTATTTGGACACGAAATCTCATCAATATGGATTTTCCATCAATGGAAATCGGAATCAAATTGTGTATTACAATGAACATCAAGAGCAAATTACCGAACCACGAGAAACCTTCGGGAAAAAAATTGCCAACAATTTACAAAAAACTTATTTACGGGGGATTAATCATTTAATCACTCGCAATCTGACCAATCGAATGAATCCTAATAAATTTTTGGAAGAATATGATATGGCGACATGGAACGATCACATTTATCATCTGTCTGATTCAGGTTACCAAAAACAATTACTCAATCAACTCAATATTCCCTGTCAATGAAAATGAAAATTCAATTGGAATGAATTCAATTTCTCACCTACTTAATATAGATGCCTCAAACGTGTCGAAGAATTAAGACTAATGGTCAACGTTGCCATAGACAAGCAGCCAATGGTCGTAAAGTATGTTGGCAACATGGTGGATCTACCATCGCGGCCGAACGTGATGCGACTCGTGCGGTCACACGTGATGCCATTGTGCCACAACTACCCACCACACCAGCACCAACCAAAGCACAACGCCCTCCTGTTCCTAAATATCCACCTCCCACACCACGTGAATCCGTCTTTCAAGCCACACCCAAAGCCAAATATGTATATGCCCCACAGACACATGCTCGTGAACATGCCTACCAATATCAAACGCAACCGGCCACCGGTTATGCCCCGCGGCGCGGAGCCCCACGGAAAAAAATGGATGAAGCAGCACAAGCCTTAGGCTTGATGGAACAAGGAGTGACCACCGTAGAACATGGAACCAAAGTCGCAGCAGATATTAGTGGAGTCATTGCACAATTTGCACAGTTGGCTAAACAGTTCAAAAAATCTAAAAACTAAGGGATTTCCGTTGATTGGGAGGCGTGAATCCAGTCGATTCACGCAAGAGATGAGGAGGAATGAAAACCAATGACGATGGATTGGATTGATGAGGTTGGGGAATATTGATGGGAGCCGTGGGGTTCGCAGGGACCACATGATGTTTAGGATATTTAGGATATTGATTAATGTGTTGCAACAAATGATGAATCATGGGATGGTCCATCATTTCTGGTAAGACATTACTCAAATTTAGGAGATGTTGACGGTATTCATGGATGACTTGAGACAGAAAAATCTCATGCGATGCGTTGATCGGTAAACCATAGACTTTACATAGGCTTTGATAATCATCGAGACCGACTTGCGAAAGATTATGGGGTAAAATGATCCCCATCCGTAGAAAACGGTACGGATAAATCTCGAGACCCAATTTGAGGTCTTGTTGATTGGCAACTTGATTGTTGACATATTCGATCTCAGACGAAACAATATCGTCTAAAATCGAGAGAAGATATGAATCAGAACACTGATCCAAAAATCGCTGACATGTTCGATCAAATTGTGGATCCATTTTTTCATATTGTTCCAACAGGATTTCATGCGAAATGCGACATTGATCCGCAATTTGATTTAAATGATCGGTGTTCAAGGTGAAATATGGTTTGGCTACTTTCATTAAGGTCTCGTGACTCGGTTTCCATCCAGGAACTTGTTCGGTAATCACTTGCATCCAGGAATAGGTAGCATGAGACACTGAAACCCATTGAGATTGGAAATAATGTGTGTAACGAAAATCAATTGACAATCCACCACAGTGGTCGCATTGTCCTGTTTGACAGAAATATTGTGTGGTAAATGGAAGTTGAAATTGTGACATTTGCATTTTGATAGTTAAAACGATCGACTTTTTGGATGGTGATCAATTTTTCTAGGTTTTACATTTGAGACATTTAATCTTATCCACGGTCACATTCTCGGTGACAGAATCCACCGTATTGTAAATTTTTTCAACTTTCTCAGGATCCCCTAAAACATAATTGATCACCTCGCGAAACTCTTTCTTCTTGAGAGGCTTCTTTTTAATCACATGTTCCAAGACAAAGCGGTTGTTATCTTTGATTAATTCATTAAGACCATACAGTTTCATGAGAGTTTCCAAATCTTTGACGTACTGATTCGTTTGGGTGGTTAGTTCACGACGAATTGCATTGATTTTTGCCATTTTTTCACGGTTCGCAATGTAAACGTCCATTAATTGAATCATTTTAGCTCTCACCTGTTCAGTTAACTCGATCGGTGGTGATTCAACCGGTTTGGTATTCTGTTCAGTTTCGATCTGTTTAATCAGGTCATCCAAAAGCTCTTTTTCCTTCTCTACATTGGTGCCTCGATTGCGCTTAATAATTCGATTGATTTCCATAGAAGATGTATATTAATTTGAGACATTTTTCTCAAGAAAATCAGTATAAAGAAAAATCGTCAATCCGTGGCGGAACACGTGCACGTGGGGGAAAATAGTAATCTATATCGGGAATAAACCCAGAACAACACAGGTGACACGGTGGCCATGGAGGTCACGGAGATTGTCTCCACGGTCTCCGTGACTTCCGATCATGGCCATGAGTCTCGCATGGGTTCATGGTCAACAACCAGACGGAAAATGATCACTTGACGTGCATGTCGATTGATTGCTAAGGGTGAAACTGCATGGAATCGTTGGAAAGAATGATCACCTATTGCAGTGACTCCGGAACTACATTCATTGGATGAGGACAATGAAAAAGATCTGGAGAAACCATAGGTATCGTTCCAATCAAAGAGTATATCGTTTTCTGGATCAAAAGTCACCTCCACTAAACCGTTATGTGATTGACCGGAAACAATCCCAGCATGGTGGGCGGTCGAACTGGGTTCGTCCAAGAAAACAAATTTACAATATCAGACAAGCTGGCTTTCAATACTGGATCATGATCATATTGACGGGCAATTTCGGACCATTGATAGCGGCGGGGATCTGATGTAATGGATGTTGTGGGTAGAAAACATGTGTGGTAAGGTGAGAGAGGATTCCCTGGAACATCGATGCAACTAAACCGGCATAGATCTGGGGATAAATGAAAGATGTGACAAGGGGATCGTCAGATGGGGTTTCCATGTATATTGTCAGACGACCAGAAAGTTCTAAGATATAATCTCTACAGATTATATATGCGTATATGTCGTTTCAAAATCTCATTTGCAAAGACCAAGAATTTACTCATTTATGTCCATTAAACACCCCCAATTTGGGGTTGTGTGTTCTGGAGCCGGGTGACTGTCACCGATCCATCAAACGGGATCGAAGGATGATCCCTACGACAAGCGATTCACAGTTAACATTAGGACACGAATTTGGCTATGTGGAGGAACATTTACATGAAGATTGTGGTCAGAGTCAACTGGTACCCGTCTATCAAAGAACGTATCAAACAACACAACCGATGGGGAAAAAGTTCTCAGCGTGTACTTGGAATGTGTGGGGTCTCTTGAAATACACCGAACATTTTCTCAATTGGTCCATTCGAAAACGGTTAACACACATTATTGAAACCATTGTGTCTCAAAAGGTTGATCTGTTATGCTTACAAGAAGTCAGTAATCCCGTGTTTAAAATCTTGCATGAGAAACTCAAAGACGAATATTATTTTTATGAAGAATCGATTGATACCGATAAGACACGAAAAACGTATAATCGTGGACTAGAAAATCTTTTCCTCTCCAAAAAACCAGCATCATCGTTCACTAATTATCGATTGGGTGGTAATTTGGGGTACAGTGGAAATTTAAGCGTTTTGGAATTCCCAGATTTACTGGTCTTTGGGTGTTATTTGCAAGCTGGCTCGAAGTATTCTCCAGGGCAAGAAAATAATTGGTTCCATTACAGCCGGTGTCGCAGTGAACAATTGGAGACAATCTGGCAACTTTGCCAACAAGAACCGCGCCGAGCAAAAATTATTATGGGTGATATGAATTTCCACCTAGATGGGTCGGTTGATGAGTGGCCCGAAGTCAGACAATTAGATAAATTCAAAAAAATGGGATTCATCGACAGCTATCGAAGCCTGTTTCCTTCTAATCCAGGACTGACAGAAAACACAAAGATTAATTTAATGAGATACAATTCGAAATTTTTGGAAAAACGATTTCGTTATGATGGAATATTATCGTTTGGTTTACATCCAATTGATAGTGTGATCTTAGGAACGGAACAAATTGAATTGACAGATGAGCAGATTGCTGAAATGATCGATGTCTTCGTTTACAAAAAAGATACAAAACGCATGCGTGTGAATCGCAGACTCGCTTTATGGCCCAGTGATCATTTTGGGATTATGACAATTTTCGGCTAAATTTAAAATCAAATTAAATATACACATGTATGGACACACAAGATGTCGCAACATTTATGTTTTTATACGGTTTTCTATGGAAGTGATGGAAATTGGGCCAATCTGATTCCACAAGTGCCTTCGACGACCGATGATTGTTACTATCTAACCAATAATCTCACAACCTACCAAGAGTTAGCTAAGACCATCGGTGACGGTGGATCTGGAGACTGGAAACCCATTTGGATCGATCAGATTCCAATTTATGATACCAACCAAGATGCCATGAATGCCAAACTATACAAAGCGTGCCCACATCGGCATCCGATTCTCAATCAATATGAATACAGTTGCTATTTGGATACCAAACACAATGTGGATGGGGCGAAAGTTCGGCAGTTGGTCGACCAACTAGCGGACACCATGTGTATGCTTCTTCCACGACATCCATGCAATTATCACAGTGTGTGGAACGAATATCAACTATGTCTCCAATATCCCAAATATGCTGCGGAACAAGTTCAATATAAAACTTATTTGGATCAATGTCTCGCACAGGGATATGACGAGAGATTGACCAATCATTACACCACTCAGGTGATCATTCGCAAAAATTGTCCCTTAACACATATGATCTGCGAAACTTGGTATTCGAATATTCAACGATGTGGAATCGAATGTCAAATTAGTTTTAGTATTGTCCAACAGCGATATTGGCCATGGATTCAAACCATGGACTACCAAGCGTGTTATACCTATTGTTATTAGCACTAACGAAGACATGATGGGATGCGACGAAGGTCATGTCATCTGAACAAATTGCCATGAATAATTAACTGTGGGTTCCACATTGGCCGTGGAATCAGGCGCAATCGCAAGGGGTGATTGATCAAACGCTAATTGAAGATAAACATGACGGATGGGACCATTGCCCAATCGAATGTCGAAATGATATTCCCCAAGAGTGTCATAGGGGAAATAATGAGCCGCATTAACCAAATAAATTTTCTCCTTGGCCCCCGGGGCCAAGACCCGTTTAATGTAACCTGCTTCGGGTATGGGTAAGAACCGCATGGATTGGATCACGTCGGCCAAGAGATAAAACTGAGTGGGAGTAATTCGACGATCTAAACTAATCAAATTGTCCACATAAATCGACATGTATGTGTATATTGTTAACCAATGAAATTTGATTGACATGATGTGATGATGACGACGGAACATCATCACATCATCAACCTCAATGCATTTGCTCCTCAAAATTGACACCAATGCTAACAATCGCACCGCTAGAGACGCGTTACGGGATTATTATCGGACATACCATCCCAAATATCCGACTGATTCTGAGTTGGATTTGATGATTCCACTCCGTTATGAAATTCCTTCCCATACAACTGCAACCATCCATTTGGGAATCTGTTGTGAAATTGATCCTGAAGAAGGCCTTGGACAGAGTCAGGGTCACGTGATGCCACATGGTATTATTTGTATCCCAGAAGTAGCCTGAGCCGAACCTCATTACGTTTGACCAATTCGGTCGGCGTCATTGACTATAGCTATCGTGGTGGATAATGTTGGCAACACGACGGAAATCATCACACCAGGCACCAAATTGTTTCAAATCTGTGCTCCTGATTTGACTCCGATCAGTTTCCATGTGGTCGATCAATTGGATGAAACTGAGCGAGGCAGTGGTGGTTTCGGTTCCACGCATTAAATGACAAACTTGACTTGAAACGCACTCCAGAGAATCAGGAGAGTTCCGACAATTTTAGATCGTGTAATTGGTTCCCCATAAATTCCCCAACCATATAAATACGCGAAAATCACTCCACTGAATGACAAGATGGAATACCAGGCAGTGGACAAGTAGGAGATACTGGTGATTCGTAATAAATATCCAACTACTCCCAAAATCGCATTAATCCCGATAATTTGAGCAATATGTGATCCTGATAACCACATGGACGAGGAAGACGACCGGTTCCGCCACATGGACCATACTTTGACACCCCCCATGATAATCATACCGGTTAACGATAATTGGAAAAGCATGTTGAATGGATTGGTCTCCAAGGACGATTTGAAAAAAAGATAGATGATAGATTCAGAAAGGGCTGCAACTCCAATCGACAAAAGACCAGTGATTTTTGAGGGAAGGTGTGAGGTCGGTGTGGGAACGGACGACGAAGCGGACGACGAAGTGGACGACGAAGCGGACGACGAAGTGGACGACGAAGTGGACGACGAAGTGGACGACGAAGCGGACGAAGAAGATGATGAAATTAAAAAGACCCCTATGAGACTGACCAGACAATATCCAAGAGTTTGAACGTGTGGCAAGGTGTGGACCAACAACAGGTCATGAAGTAAGACATTGAAAATTGGATACAAATAAAATAACGTCATGGCCACTCCCACATTCAGAACTCGAAACCCAATGTAAGAAGACCAAACATGGACTAAATACAATAAAGAGACCAGATGAGAGGAAAAATGAATTTGACCCAAGGGAATAGTGGTCAGAGGGAAACAGACCAAAGCGGTTGTGAGTAAACGTAAGGTAGTGTGAGTTAGAAGATCCACAGGAACACTTTTAATTAAGACCGGATAGAGATTCAGGAGAGCCTCCCCCGTAACCAAACCGAGAGCAGGTATGGGTGATTGTAATTGTGATCCCATATATTATGTTGACATACAAAGTATATCCCTGAAACAATACAATACGGTGATGAAGTTTTTGTCATTTGGTGATTCAGTTTAATTCGCCGAATGACGCATCATTTTTCACTTTACATACGTACATACAAGTATCCTCAGAGATTTGCATATTGATGGCCAATCCTATTTATCTAATTGCCCACCGAAGTGCTCATCGAGCCTTCGAGGATTATTATCAAAATCTGTCATGGGTATGGCGGCAAAAATCAAAACAGGTGACCATTGTCATTTTCGAGGATGCGTCGGAAATTCCGCCTCCCGTGCTCGGTGATGAAATTTATTTCTTTTTGAGTTATATCCCACCGGTTTATCTGCAACGATGGCAAGCATGGCGGTCGGCCATGGCTGTGACAGCAACCGGAGCCAAACAACCACGGCTCCGACCCCGAATCTATTTGATTAACACTGAACAATCCACCCGACCCATCTGGAACCGAATGTTACATTACTATTGCGACCAAGGAATCCCAATTATCGATTATGATCAATATCAAACGGAACTGATCGAGTCTTGGACAAAACAAACGAAAAAGCTGGAAGGATGTTGTCTATGTCTCTTAGACCCCGTCAGTCCCTTAGAAACTCGGCGATTAACTGCGCTGATGTTGCCTCAATCAACGGAGAAACCTTATCAAGTAGCCTTCTGCTCTGTCAATCGATCAAAACGACGGCAACGGATCAGTCAACAGCTCCAACAACGGGGTATAAGGGTTCTGGATGTCTCTGGATGGAACGAGGCACGCGATCAACAAATTGCGCAGGCACAAGTATTAGTTAATGTCCATTATGATCCACAATACCAAATTTTTGAACACTTACGATGTGATCGATGGATTCTTTCAGGAATGCTAGTTATTTCGGAATCAAGTGCCTCCGATGACCTATTGGATTGCAAAAATCTTCTGATCACTGCCCCTTATGAGACATTAGTTACAACTATCATCGATGTAATCCAGAACTATCCAAGATATTATGAGCATTATCTAGCTTGTCTGGAAGCACAACAAGTCGAAATCCTGGACGCTCGTCGGAAAAGATGTGAGCAATTAATTCGATCAATTGGGAAAAAATGAACATGAATTTAATTTATGGTCACCTTCGGTTTTTTCACCCCATCAATTTTTACATTAGATAGGAATATAATAGAGATGCATTATTGGTGGATCACAATATTTGCAGTAGTGTTCGTGCTGTCTACTTGGATTAAAATAAGTATGGGTGTGGGCATGGACATGGTTGTGGATCGTTCCGCGAGGAAAACAAGTTCATCCGAACCGTGATGCCAGTCTGCTGTTAAATTTATTTTGCTGAACAATAATATAAGTTAAGCTATTATGTCACTACCATGGACAGTCATTCTGCTGATCATCTTGGTGATCATCATTTTCCTGGGAGTCTTGCGTCAATCACGCATCAAACAAGTTTTAAAACATCATTGGGTCCTAATCGGTGGACGTGGAGGACACGGAGGTCGTAGTGGAGGACACGGAGGTCGCAGCGGAGATCTCTCTGGACATGGATCTGGTGGTCCTAGCGGCTACGGAAGACACAATGGCCATGACGGTCATCGCGGTCACAGGGGTCGCGGACCATGGTATGTGGGCCGTCCTGGTGGGCGCTATTACGGAGATGGATGGGATTGGGGAACTGGTAATGGATGGGGATGGCCATCTTGGCCATCTTGGACGTCTTGGAACTATTGGTGGCCCTCATACAATTGTTTCGATTATGCCTCTGAGCGATGTGCTGGTGTACCCGATTATCAAGCATGTTTCAACACCGAATATCGAAACTGTCCAGGAGTTTATTACTAAAATCGCGTCCAAAGATGAGCGATGAGTAGACGAGACCCGTACAAACCAATCCATCTGATGGGAAACCCAGTCAGAACAACGGAGACATTTTCCTCAAAAAAGAATTGGATTTAAATTGAAATTTTCACACAATGCAAAAGTTCCTATAACAACCCATCCATTAGTCTGCCATGGCTCGAAGAATCCCCGTTGTGGATGGGAGTGAGAAGGAAACATAAATCCAAATTATATATATATATATATATACCTCAATGGGGCTAATTCCTAATGTACAAGAAGTGATGAGGAAATGCTGTTTAACCACATCTGGATGGACATCTGGATGGACATGTGGTGATAACTATCAGGGTGCCACCGCACCCGGTTGTGTCGATATTGTTCGCGACGATTGTAAGAACGGAGACAACGTCTTTTCACAATTACATTGCCAATCCTACTGTGGACTCGATGCTAATCAAATATGGTGTGATAATGCTAAGTCCGCCTATTGCAATAACCCGACTAACATCAATAACACATGGTGTAAACCATGGTGCTCTGCCAATCCGGACGGATGTTCGGACGGTCTTCAGACTTATTGTGATACAGGGGACCGAGTCTTCAGTGACGGGTTGTGTCGATCCTACGCCACAACCACCCGCGGAAGCGTTTGGTCGGAGAATAGAAAAAAATCGTATTGTGATCAGAGTTCCAACTTGAGTAACGCCTATTGTCAGACCTATTGTAAAACCCTACCGGATAATTGCGTCAACAGTTTACAATCCTATTGCACAGGAGACAAGTTATTCACTGATGACATGTGTGTTAACTATTGCACAGGAAACGGGACTGCGTGGTGTAACGCCAAAAAATCAACTCATTGCAATGTGCCGACCAACACAGCCTCGACCGACTGCCGGAAATGGTGTAAGGAAAATATGGGACAATGTGATACTGGGATGACACAATATTGTGCCGGAGCTGGATTCGGCACACCGGATTGCACTTGTTTCAACAGTAAAGCCGCTAAATTTAATCCCCTGTGTATCGATGCTGACTGTGCCGCCTCGGGATACGCAACCAGTAGCATGCTTGCCAGTCGGGGAAGCGGATGTACCGTGGTTGATTGTTCCCAATACATTGGGCTGAAAGATGCCGTGGCCGGTGGTCAAATTAAATTGTCTGCCGATTTTAATCAACAATGCGGAAATACATTGACACAACCAACCACTTCAACGGTTCCAACCACTTCAACGGTTCCAACCACTTCAACGGTTCCAACCACTTCAACGGTTCCAACCACTTCAACAGTTCCAACCACTTCAACAGTTCCAACCACAACGACCGTGACTACTTCGATGCCCACCTCATCATCATCATCATCATCGAAAATCATTCCAATCACTCTCGTAATCGGAGCGGGAGCCACCTTGGGATTGATTGCTTTTTATATTTATTATCGCAACACGAAATGAAATGAAAAATTGATCCCCACAGATTTAGGATGGATATTCAAATCCAATCAATTTGAATATTCAAATCTGATGTCAACAAACACACAATATCACCACGTGCCGATCTGCCGTGTCCGCGGTTGTCGTTACGCCTGGAGCCATTTGACCACAGCACATGTGTGTGGTCAATGTCACCAAACGGGTCATGGACAAGCCGAATGCGGTAATCAACGAGCTATTGCGATCTTAGCCACAAGATCCGCCCGCGATACTCTACCATACCATCTCTGGTGCGAGATCGATGGTTGTCATGAACCCTCCACTCATACGAATGAGGGACACACGATACCGGATTCTCATGCTACGCATTCTTCGCTTTCATCACCACCCCGACTCAGAAGACGCGTCTTCTCCCCACCACATCCGTTCACCTCTACTTCCACGGGAAGTATTATGGTTCAAGGAGGGGTCGGAATAAGACCGACATTCTTACCCACAACGACACCGGCGGCCCCTTCTCAAGTTTCACCTATAGAAATCGAATGTCCATTGTGTCGGAAAATCAGTCATTTCCCTTCCAATCAGGCCCACGTGGTCGGAGTCGACAATCGATGTGTCGTCTGTTGGAGTCATGCCAGCAAAATATACTTGCCAGAATGTGGACACGTGTGTCTGTGTGAGGAGTGTTGCAATCGACTCAATCAGAATCGACCAGTGGTCCGGGAACCCGCGGTAATCCAACCAATCGTTTGGGAGGGTCATTCGCAACCAACGACTGAGTTTGCAAATCATATGTTCGGAGCAACTCCAGGCAACATCTACATCCTAATTGCCACGGGGATGGGATGTGCCTGGTATGCGCGCCGTCGTGAGGGTGATCCATCGCAGGTGGAGTTCTTCTTCATGCACGGTGATGACTGGGGACAATACGGACAAGAAACTGATCGTCGCGGACAATTGGAAGAATTTCTGGACGGTTTTCAGCGAGTGGGTCGTGTGGCGGAAGTGGAATGAAATGAAAAAAGGCGAAGACGAAAACAAAATGAAATCAAATTATGATGATATGTATATAGTCATGCCTCGTAGCACTCTTTGTTGTCGTCGGGGAATTGAGGCGTGTCAACATCTCATGGCGGAAGCGCGAGACATGGGACTAAATGTAGAACAACCCTTTGTGCGTTTGACACCTGAGACATTTGAACTAATCAGTACCCGAGAGAATAATGAGACCGCCAACCTGTTTCTCCAAAAATATGAGAAGGATCCGCAAGTGATCATTCTGTATGATCACGAGCATCCTAACTGTCGACATGACGTTTTTCATGTCAACATGGCCCGAAAACAACCCGGGACGAGTGGAACCGAAACCAACTTGAAAATTCAAGGATTACCAACGACCATCATTCCCGCAGCCATGCGAGATTATTATAATTTCCCTTTAGTTGCCCCAGAAAATCGGGGGATCCGTCCCAAGATTGGGATCATCTCATTGGGTGGATATTATTTGGGAAGCGACCTCCTCTATTACTGGCATAAAAATATGCAATATTGGAAACCCAGTTGGGGGTGGCCGGCCACCTATCCCTCCGGGCCCTATGATCACGTGGTAGGAGACAATGTCCTACCACAATTCGAACAAAATGTGGCTTCTCTGGAGAATACCATTGATTTGGAATTAGTGGGGGGCTTCTGTCCCAGTGCGGAATTGCATTTTTATTCAGCCATGAATACCTACCAGGGCTATTTAAACGCATTCCAATTAGCCATCACTGACCAAATGGACATGGTGACCACATCTTGGGGCAGTTCGGAAGAGAGTTTTTATGGAGTCCCCTACATCGTCCAACTGTACAACGATGTCTTTCGAGTCGGAACCACCGGGTGTAATGTCTATGGTCAACAGGTAACTGACCATTACACCTTATTCATGGCGGCTGCGGGAGACTATGGAAGCAGTGATGCCAATTATCAAACGTACCATATACCACTTTATCCGGTTAATGTCCCAGTCCCCCATGTGAATTTTCCGGCCTCCTCACCATGGGTGACCGCCTGTGGAGGCACCTCACTTTATTTGGATCCGGATTTGCCAATCGATGAAGAAACCGCATGGGTCTATGGAGGTGGGGGTCAGAGTTCCCAATTTTCTCGGCCCACTTATCAGGGAGCATGGCAGAGTCAGTGGCCCGTCTCTCCGATTGCCAAAACCGATCCGGTCACCGGATTACCGTACTCACGTACCATTCCCGATGTAGTCTTTAATGCAGATCCCAATAGCCCATGGTACATATATTTCGCCGGTTATAATGATGATGGGGCGGGGACCAGTTGTTGTTCTCCGATTATGGCGGGACTCTTAGGAGAATTTTATTGCGCTTGTAATGAGAACGCCGCACCCCGACATGGCTATTTCGGAGAAGGGTTTAACTCAGTCTTATACAGAACTCCCGCCAATTGTGTGCGGTTAATTCAATATGGATACAACGTGACTGTTGATCGGAATCCATTGACTAACGAGATCAACCCATACGGGCAAATCGATCAGGAAAACAATACCTATTACAAAATTTGGCCCAATGATCTGAAATACACCTTTTGCAGTGGCAAAGGTGTGACTGTGGGTACTCAAATGTTGGCTTTTTTGAACACAATCGTGTGTGTCGCCTATGGAACCATGATTCGGATGGCCGATCAAAGTCTGAAACCCATCCAAGAGATGATCCGAGGTGACTGGGTTGTTGGCTATCAGGGACAATGGTTTCAGGTAGCTACTATCAATCGGCAATATGTGCCACGTAAATCCAAAATCGATTTAATCGAAATGGCGGCCGGTTGTCTGGGACCACAACAACCTGAGAAAACACTTTTGCTAACTCCCAATCATCCAATTTACTTCCAAGGAGCCCGACGCCCCGCCAAGGTTTTCCGAGCACTTCCTGGAGTCAAAGAGCATCAAGGTGACCGGAGTGACACCTTGCTACAACCAGAGAGAACACAGAAAATTGCCGGAGACCATGATCCCCGAGATCCGGAGGATGAGAAACCGTGGGAAACGTATTACTTATATGATTTACAATTTGAATACGACGGTTCGTACATCGCCGATGGAGTCTTGGTGCAATCACGATCCCCTTGGAGTGACTTGACACCATTGGAAAAAGATCTGTATTTCGATCCTTCACGGTACCGAACAGAGACGCATTGGGATGGTTTGGAACATCCGTTACCCTTAGATGAACGGGAACTACTGGTCTAAAATGGGGCAAAATTTGATAATTTTGATCTAAATTGGTCACAAGCTTCAGATGGAACGCAAAGCCAATTATGGGCACCGTGGTCGATTCACGATGAAAATCAGATGATCGCCATACTTGCTCAAACCGAAATGAACTCACGAGACACTGATCTTGTTTTTTCGTATATGTTGGGACGCACGGAACACTCGATCCGCATGCGCCGTGTCCAAATTGCACAACGAATGATCAGAAATGGCCACAGTTTACCCTATGTGGCTAAACTGTTGCATTTTGAGGAAAGTGAGACACATCTAATTACAATTAACCAAATTACATAGATCCATAAACCGTATGGATCAATATAATGAAGACAACCACAAACAAGGAAACTGAAGTGTGGAACCGTGTGGCGCGCATTCACGATTTGGCCGATTCTTTGGAAGAAGTCGCATATTTACGCTCCACAGGATACAACGGAGAGAAGGATTACATCTATTACGATTACATTTACAAGTGGTCTCGCATGCTCAAATGTTGTAAACATTTGGGGCTCTTGGGAGCCAATAAGACGATTGCCGAGATCGGTGGAGGTCTCTCACCCGTTCAATTTATGTTGGCCAACCATGGATGTAATGTGATTAATATGGACATCGATTTTGAAAGGACGTGGTTCCCGACCCAGGGGAAATACTACATTCGCGCCTCACCACAGTTTATTGCGGAGAGTGAAAAAAATGCTACTCGAATCCAATACATGCGGGGCAGTGTGTTCGATGAAATCAAAAAAATCCCATCTAACTCGGTCGATGCCGCGATCGAAACTTGTGCGATCCATTTGTTCATTGGCGATGGGCGTAACGGATTGATGGACCAGATCGCACGAATCTTAAAACCTGGAGGATACTTTATCAGTATCGGTGATGTAGCCAATCCGCATCTGGGCAAATGTGATCATGAATTCCAGTATCCGAAAGAAATGGCACAAGCCCTATGTGCCAACGCACATCTTCAGCTGGTCAAACCCTATGATTATGAGACTTGGGAGAAAGAACTAACGGATTACACCCACATTATTCCGCGTCGCAACGTGGATTATACTGAATTGTCACTATTGAATATGAAAAATGACCCCAAATCGATACCTTACAATAATGTGCCGACCTATCCGATCCATTTGTGGACCGCCACTTATATCCTACAGAAAGATCAAGAGGTATGAGGTGAAAAAAAGCACATTCCACCATCGAGGGGCTTTTCGATGTGTCATCTGATCCCAAAAAGCATGCAGTCGGGCCAGAGCTTGGCGTTGGTTACGTACGGGATCGGAGGTAATTAATGCCTCATCAAATTGCTGCCCCTGGTGAATCATAAACTCAATCTGTGAAATTGTGTACATAGCATGGTCCTGATGGGGAGGTCGATAACCATCGGGTCGGTAGGCTCGATACCAACAATGAAATTGTTTGAGTAATTGAATGGCATAGATACGGCGCTCGAGACCATCATATCCAAAAATGACCACTAAAAGTTTAGGGATTGTATTGGTGGTCCAACAATCAAAAATGGCTGGGAAATTAAACATGATCTATCTAATATCTCAGGAGATATTAGATAGATCTTTGTCACCACAAAAATTGATCGGTTAGATGGTGGGATGGAATTGAGAGTTTTAACCCGCTCAAACATCAACACGAGCATGCAGACAAATTTGGGAAAGCAGTGGTCATCCGCCTTAAACAATTTGATTAGTTTGGCTGTCGAACAAGCTCGACAGTCACCCTTGAGTTTGAAGCACGGAGCCGTCCTATTCACCTCCAAAAAACGGGTTTGTCATGCCGCTCACAATGATCAGGGGCATCGCGTCTGCGGCTATGAGGTGCCGAGTCTGCATGCCGAGGCGGTGTGTATGCACACCATCTATTGCCGCAGCGCCCGGGAGGGGCGCCATTGTCATCAAGGTTTTTTACCGGGCGCAATCAAAATATAATCTTTTGGTCATTCGAATTGATAGTGAGGGACACATCAGTGATTCCAAACCGTGTTGTATGTGTATCAATCTGATGAAACAACAAGGCATTCGAAAAGTGTTTTATAGTACCTCGGGGGGCGATATGTGTGCCCTCAAAATCAATCAAGAAACACCCGATGAACACCATATTTACGCATCCCATGGGCTCAAACTCATGTTGTTACATCAACAACTAACGGGAAGCGTCAATGTACGAAATTTACCATTAACCCGTGGACAAAAAGATTGGCTCCTCCACCAAAATGGGAGCTAAGACGCAAGCTGAACAAGAGGACGAGGGAAAGTTTGGGCCACTTCATGACCGTGACGATGTTCTTGATAGACGATTAATTGTGCACCATGGCGGACCGCGAGATGTTTTTCTTTGCGTGGAGCTGGATCTCCAAAACAGTGGTTAAAATCCAGATCTGGAGAAATGTGAAAAACACAAGTCGTTGGGGACCAACAGAGTTTTAAGGCTTGATGTGTGACTTCGCGATAACAACCACACCCATAAAAGACCTGGAGTTGGGTTGTTTTATTTTGTAATTCTCGATCCTCCTGTTGATTGGAATATTGATCATACAAATTGTAGTAATTATAATTGCGTAAACGATTTCGCCAGGGAGTGGTTAAATCATCTCGACTCATTTTGACCCGTTGAAAAGTTTCAAAGGCTTGCAAGACATAGTGATTACAATGCAACGCTGAATGCGAGAGCCGAGTTTCATCGATCGCTTGCAACTCTAATTGATCCCCAGTCAAGGGAAGTTGATCGGAAGTAATTTCAACCACAGAACCTGTGGAAGTGAGTTGGCTCCGATGCCAACCTAATTGCGCAAGAGAGGAAGTTCGGACAATGGATTGAATGGTTGATCGGGCATGGGCCTCAGGTGGATAGAGAGCACGATGAACATAGAGATCAACCGCCTGGGGGGTGGGGGATGCCCCCGGTGACAAGGATGGCTTGGTGGAAGGAGTGGATTTGGTGGAAGGAGAATCATTGGGGGCAATTCCCCCCAAGAGAGCACCAGAGGAACCAAAAATTTTGGAAGGAATACAGATTTGACCAACAGTGGGCGGCAAGGATCGTAAATATTCAGCCACCGTCGCATAGGGTGGACGACTGTAAATAAATTGGTCCAATTCGACCACCAAAACCCATTGGGTCTCTTGTTGAACACGTGTCATATAAACTTGATTAATAATGGCTTGTGGATCGTATGGGCGCGGATCACGAACAACTTCGACCAAATGTTGATCCCGATAGGGTCGTAAGAGGGAGAGACTGGAATCAGTACTCCCGTGATCCACCATGTAGAAATGGTCGACACCCTCTCTCAAATAATGTTCCAACCACTCGATCAACAGATGTGATTCATTCTTGAAGATCGTCACAATAGCTAAAAATGATTGCATATATAATCATCCGATGTTTTCACAAAGTGAAATGATGTCCAGGATCAAACGTGGATTCGTTTATATGTATTTAATTACAACGATTAAATAAATACATATTGTAAAGTAAAACATTCCATTTAAGAATCACGATTGTTTGCAATCACACCTAAATGATTTACATCCATTCTCGTACACAATAATAGCTACAATCAATTTTTTAAGGATATATTTCAATGGATTGATCAGAGTCTTGACGAATCATGAAATCACGATACCGATACGCTGGATACCTGAGAAGGTCGGCAATCGATTGGAGTTGCATGAAACTGGGAATGGGATGGAAATAGAACAATTATGGGACGGATCAATTTTATGTGGCAAATGGAAAATTGGAACGGTAAGTATATAAAGAATTCATAGGATAAAAGTGTATAATCGCACTAAAACCATGGAAGCCTTCGAGACCAAATTTGCCGTATTTGTGGAGTATTTGAGTAAACTCAAAACTGAACTCCAAGTCTCAGATCTGGAATCCATTAAAACGGCAATGATTAGTGCCAAATTTGACCAGGTGTGTGTCTTTCCCAAGAAAAAGAAACTCAATGGATACAATATGTTCCTCAAATCCCGTATGGCCGAACTGCAAGATAAGGAGCCAGATTCCAATAAGAGAATGAAACAAGTGAGTGAAGAATGGGGTAAACTGACAGAAACCGTTAAGGAAGAGTGGAAGAAGAAAGCTAAGGAAGCTTCTCCTCCACTGGACCAAAGTCAGGTCAAGATCAAAAAAACTCGTAAACCACAACCCATTTCCGGATACCAAGTGTTTGTCCGTGAAACCATGGAATCTCTCAAGGAGATTCCTCCTCGTGAGAGGATGAAGGAAATCGGCAAACGTTGGAAAGCTCTCAAACCAGAGGAACAACAAGCTTACAAGACTAAAGCTGGTGGAGAGAAACCCAAGAAGTGAAATCGAACCGAGATTTGAGAAAGGGGTGTGGAAATTAAAATGAAGGAACAAGACGAAAATCACCAACTGTCATGATGTCATCCAAACAGATCGATGACATCATTACCATTTCATCTTAAACTTTCTCAGAGGGATCAAGACGGCGAAGATAGATTCATATTCTACCGTGTCAGCGACTGATCCAAAAAGATAACAGAAAGCGCAGAGAAAATACATATATGTTCCATATGGCCAGCTGGCCATATCAGTAATCGTAGCGGCCATGAAGAAGAAGGAACCACCAATCATGCCCATACGGCTGCCCCGAGATAAAATACGATCGATTAATCTTGGCCGACCCGTCGGCCAAGGAAGAGAACCGATATTTCTTGCTCCATTTCGGAGCAACGAGGAGCCCGCCATGGCTCCTTGTCCTAAAAGTCGACTCATAATATAAATATATTGTTAATAGATGATAATTTTAAATTTACATTGTCACCTCGTCAACCACAGAGGTTGTGAGATTGACGATTTCTTTTTGGAGAGAAATTGTTTTAAATTGAAATTCTAGCATTTATATATACGATGCAAGTTCATCCTACAACCAGTGTCAGCGATGTGGCTCATTATTTAAGCTCTTGGAAGAAAAACCGAGCGGAGAATCTCTGGGGTCATTTGATTCATTTGATTGAACGTTCCCGTCGTCACAATCCGTATGATCCCAGCGCCCATCGCTCGTCAGCGGAGCGTGATCAAGTGACTGATCACGCGCTCATGTGGGAGGAACAAACGGGAATTAATTTCCCTATGATGTATGTAGCCAGCATTTATCTGTATTACTTTGCTCAAAGCCATGGATGTGACACTTTCCTGTTCGCTACTCGAGATTGTTGCCATTGGGTTCGAATTTTCAAAAAGTTATTCCCTCAGGCCACCGCGCATTACTTCCACTGTTCACGGAATATGTTGGAACGGGCCGCTCGGGAACATAACACCCATTACAAGAAATATGTCCAATCCCTGTTACGCTCCACCCCTGATAAAACCATATTCATCGATATTCATGGGACCTGTCAACGAGCCCTGACCTATTTCGCCGATGAATTCCATCAAACACCATATTGTTTCCTTTTATCATCCAGTTATCGGGAATACGCAGAGTTTCCAGGAATTTGTCAAAAAGCCCACCAAGAGGGCAAAATGATCAATGTGGTGTTTGATGCTCGCGGAACACCAATCGAGATGCTCAACTTTGATATTCAAGGGACCATCCAGAACTTTGTGGCCAAAGGACCAGTCAGAGATCCCCCGGAATATTCGATCAATCGTTTAGAAGCGTATCATGCTTGCATCCAAGCATTAGTTAAACACATGAAACCGTGGGACCGAGTCATCCCCAAATCTTTACGCAACAAAAAATTACCCTTCGAACTAGAAGAATTGTTGACATTAATTCGTCGGATTTATCGTGTGATCCAGGATAATAAACCAGTCTTGAACAATTACATCAAACATCCGGGTAAACATTGATAACTTTGGGTGGGGACAAAGTTATATGGGTATGAAAGGGTTATATGGGTCAGTTGGCTTGGGTACATAACCTGAAGAGACGAAACTGATAGGTTAACTCTTTCAATTGTTCTTGGACCTCATCCATAAATGGATACTGTGACATTGCCAATATGCTGCACGAAAGGACATTCCATATGAAGAAATCGTAGTTCTAATTGAAGCCTTGAAAAAAGAAGGAGCGGAAATTGTACCCCGTTAACATAATTGATAACAATTGGTGTATGTATTGGCCGCCACCACTTTGTAGACGTGCTCCGAGAGACGAATTCGGTTAGCTGGATCAACGGGTCGCGCTTTACAAAGTTCGTATTGTGTGGGACGTGCAAATCCTTGGTTAACTGGACAGTATTGGTTTTCACAGGCAGGGGTCTGACAATCGCAGATTTGGAACTCGGTATATTGTCCCTCTTGGTTTTTGAGACTGCGGAGCATGGGGGCTTCGGTCACCACGTCATTAGCTGCTGGGTCCCACGGATTACAACATTGAACCGGACGTCCCTCTCTGGTTCCGCAGACATAGGACTGAATTTGCTGAGGTGTTTTATTTTTGATATTGTGCTGATAAACCAAATACGGAATGGGAGGAAATTGTGCACAAGTTTTGTCTTTGTTGGAAGCCGCACACATCACGTGGCTATAATTGATCCCCATAATGAATGTATGTTATATTACTCCCCCAGAAATATATATTTATTCTTAGTGGGAAGAAAATATTCTTAGTGGTAATATATATAAACCGCCATAATATGGGCAGTAATCAGAGTAGTACAACTTCGGTTCAAAATATCTCCAACCAATTGTATGTGAATAAATCGACGATCAGCCAACTGTCAGAGCAACTCAATTCTGTGATTGCCAATACCATCGTCAAAAATGCGGTCAATAGTGGCAATGCCATTCTCAATAACCAAACGATCACCTTCAAACATCTCCAAGCCAGCGGTGATATCGATCTGAGTGGGACTAGTCAAACCCAACAAGCCGCGATCACATTCAGCGTCATGAACACCACACAAGCTCGCAATGATGCGGCGACCAATTTTATTCAAACCACACTTGAATCTTTGTCTAATAACACATCCACCGACCTTCTGACCAAAATGGATTCCACGGCCGATTCCAAGGTGAAATCTGGGTTCTTATCCACTTTACCTGTTAGTAGCTCCTCCTCGGTCAGCGAGGTGACGAATATTAACAATCTCAGTGTGGTTAATGAAAACAATAAAAATATTGCCAACATTCTCCAAAATGTGGTTCAAAATAATTTCACGACGGAAACAGTGACCAGTTGCGTGACTAATATCAATAATTCACAGACCATGGCCTATGAAGATCTGGTCACCACCTCCGGCTCGATTCGTGCTCTCAATTTGAGTCAAAACCAGACGGCGACCGCTATTTCTCAATGTGGGTCAATCACTAATGCAACAAATAACATCATAAGCCAAACACTCAACGCGTTGGATCTCAAGGTGGATGAGACTAATAGTTTGAAAAGTGAAACTACATCCACTGCGGCTGCGGCTGCTAGCACGGAATCTAAGGGGGTGTTCGATTCTCTGAACAGTTGGCTCATTGTGATCGTGGTGGTAATCATGATAATCATGATTATTGTAGTTTTCATGATTTTTCAAAAAAATATAATTTCTAGTCTCTCTCCGTTTCACTTTATTAAAACGCTGATCTGGGGATGATGTCACAGAAAACATCTTTGCTTTGTGTCACGTGCGAACACGAACACTATTTTCCGTCAAAAATACTCAAAGACCCAGTTTTATATGGGAGCGAAATTCCAAAAAGACAGGCATATTTAAAATATTCCAAATGACCATTTAAATATCTTCATTCCCAGGATAACAGGGCTCATGTCTTGACTTAAAATCTTGTCTAATTGATTTAATATATTGCAATCATGACATTAGCTAATTTTGGCCTGCCCGTGGCAATTGAAAAATATGATCCCCAACATCTTTTCCCACCATCTCATTGGGTCTTCTTGGATATTATGTCCCGACGCACCGCCTATGGTTTAATTTGGTTAGGACGCTATCACCAACAATCTTGTGTGATCAAAATGATCATGTTGACCACCGGATATCATTATGACAAAAATACACAAGAATATCGGACTCCTGAGGATCATAAGATCAGTGAAGAAACCGTTGCTCAATACTTCGGCCATAACGAACACAAACCTTTCTATCATCAAGATTTTCGCCATCGCCGCTCCATGACACCAGCGGCCTTCTTAGCTGAGTTGAAAGAATTGGCCAGTTTGGGAGAAAAAGGAATGGCTCCCAAGGTCTATGCCTATGGGTTTGAACGGACCCATCCGATTCATTATGCATTTATCGTCATGCAAAAAGTTGATTGTTCACTGAAAGACATCTATTTACATCGGGATTTACATCACAGTGAGGGAAAAATTATCAAAGAGGCGATCCGATCCTTGCATGAGGATCACGGAATCATTCATGGTGATCTCAAACCGAGTAACATCGGAGTTTTTATGAGTCCGGCTTCTCGGGTGATCAAAGCGTGTTTTTTCGATTGTCAAAAAGTCCGTCACCGATCCGCATGCACACCCGAAACCTTCCAACGTTTATGTCAACACGAAGCCAACAATTATCGGAAACACATTATCAAAAATCAAAATGAGCGCAATATAAGTCGTTGACTTCGTTGACTTCGTTGACTTCGTTGACTTCGTTGACTTCGTTGACTTCGTTGACTTCGTTGACTTCGTTGACTTCGTTGACTTCGTTGACTTCGTTGACTTCGCGGACATCTCTCACCTTGACCTCATTGCACTCGAGTGAATCTCCAGGAGAATAAGATTTAAAAAGAGTATTGGGATCTATTTGTTGTTGTAAAAGCGTCAAATGTTGGCACAACTGTGCCCGTGTAAACTCCCATGGATGGGATCGATAATAAATCGCAACAATCTGTAAATTGTTGCGATCACGCAGAAGTGGACCCCGATAAGAATGGGGATGATGGGTAATGGGAGTCAGCTCAGACCAACCTGCCGGAGAGAGGGTGAATTCCACCACAATGTCGGCAAAATCGAACATGATCCCCTGGCAGACACTCCGATCAGGACCATAGAAACTGGTCAAACCAGGCTGATGATCATCGGGTGAAATGCATCGATAACCATGGGAGGAAAGAAGTTTTTCGAGATGGTGATGGTGTGTGTGGTTGATGTTACGTTGCATTTAATCTGATTTAAGTGGATCAGAATAAATCTGGGAAATCATTTTTATGTTTTTAACCATCGTAATTTGACAGTAGCCTCCTTATCTTGCCATTCGTGATTGATGGTCCATCGGGCAGTGGAAACGTGCATGAGCCATTGAATCCAATAATGTTCGACTAATTGATGAGTATCGGTCAGATAAAGAAGAGATCCAGGATGAGAGTAATAGGCATCAATCCAATATAAGAAGAGCCACCGACCCGGTTGCGTGTCATCATGACTTGTTCCGTGACGAATGATTATCAGATCATACGTGCCGTCTAAGATGTCTGGTCTGGGCAGGAGATCCAATTCGGACGGATTGACTTGAAAACTGTGTGAAATTGGAGGAGTCAGTGTTCCTAGAGTTTGTGGATCCAAATAGGTGAATCGGGATTGTGTGAGATATTGCCAATAGGGTAATTCTGGAGCATTTGCGACCACCAAAACCCGTTGGAGGACTTGGCTCCCACGGATTTCTGATTCGACATCAGCCACAATATCTGGGGACCAAGAGACCAGTGGGAGAACTTCCGCATGACGAGACCAAGGATTCCGGTACGGTGGTTTTAATTGAGCAATGAACGGATGATACTGGGAATCCAATGGTATGACATTGGTCTCCGGAGATAGAAAACCACTTTGTGGAATCACACTTTGTGGCACCACAAGTAACTGCCACGGGGGAGTCATCGTCAGTGAAATAATTCGATGATCCCCAACATCATCACTGGTCAGCAATGGGGCCTGGGGATGTAAACAACACGTCTCGCTGATTAAAATCCATTGCTGATAAGTTCCTATTCCTATCCCCCCTAAATTCTGACCCACTTGTTCCCATATTTGACCCTCAGCCACTTTGGCATCGAGATGGTGTCGAAGAGCATAATGAACCGCCCAAAGTCGAGAGACTTCGAAAGCCTCTCGTGGGGAATCTGGGGATCGGATAACAACCAAACAAGTGGTTGCGGGAGAGGAATCTGACATTTGACAGAGATTTCTCCACATTTAAACTTATTTATGTGATGACAAATGTTTTTTTATTGATTTGACCAAAAAATAAAGAAGTAGATGATATATGGAAACTAACCACTTGTTGGATCGTTTGATTAATTTAGATACTGATCAATATTACCAAGATTACAAAGATGTGCAAAGTGCCACTCGGAAAATGACGCCAACTGACCGTCAATTGTGGATTCTCTCTCATTTCATTAAAAATGGATACCGTGAGCATCGTAAATATCGACTCAAACAAGGGAACTTATCCCCATTGGTTTCCACCGCATCTTCCACAGCATCTTCCACCTCGGGACCCAGTGCAACACCCGTTCATTCCCATCCCCATTCACACACACATTCCCATTCCCATACAAAAAAACTTTCATCGGTCACCTTATCACCCCAATCTTCTGGATCAAATCTGACGGTCAAACACATCAAAACAAGGCAAATAGAGAGTGACACCGATGGCAACGAGAGTGCAAGTGAGGCGGAGGACGATATTTCGATTCAACAATTAATTAAACAATTCCGAACACATCATGGACATTGTGATGGCGGTGTCCGTGACCGCACTGATACTCCAGTGACACAAGACAAAGGTGTTTTCTGGGACATCAATCCAAAAACTGCACTTTATTAAAAGTGCAACAGAGAGAATTTAATTTAATTTAATTTAATTTAATTTTAAAATCGCAGAATTTTAAAATTAATATTTTTTGATTGGATGTTTGTAATATCGATCACAGAATGATGTCGAGAAGTTTGTTGTATTTTTGTGGATTTTGATATTGCCACAAGACATCTCGCAACAGAGTTAGTGTCTTTTGGTCATTCTCCAGGACCATCTGATGATCCCAATCATTCCATGCATGAATCCAAATCCAGTTAGGCGCTGAAATGGACGCAGACGTGGGGGTGGGTGATTGTAAGATTTGTTCTAATTGGGCCTGCAATGCACAGGCAATTCCTCGAGGAGTCTTGTGTTGACAAATGATCGGTAATTTGTCCGGAGTTCGTGGGACAGCGGAATTATCATATCCAACCCAAACTTGTCGGAAGGACGGCAATGGAGATGAACCATCATGGTCATTGTTAATCGCTTGACACAACCGATAGTAATTAACTGTTTGATATGTGCGATGGGATGTGATTTCTTGTGGAAAACGACGGATTCCATAATCAGGTTGCATGTGAAGAATTGTATCTCCCATAAGGGGAATTGAAGACGTAGGAGGTGTGGTGTACTGTTCAATAATATAGAGTCCCGCCAAACCAGCTTGTGTCGCCAAGGTTTTCCAAGTTTGGACGAAAGTAGGATGAAGGGCCTCAGACGTGATCCGAATCACTGGAACGTGGGGGTGAATACATAAATATCGATGATCTTGAAAGAAGGGCAGCAAATACTGAAAATGCTGTTTCCATTCTTCTGGATCAGACGCTGTGGTAATGGTTTCCCATGCGAAACAGAAGGGAAAATTGAATTCTGGAGTATCATGGGCCAAGAGAGCCTCAGCTAATTGATAATCACTTTTGTAACCTTGGTCCCAAGTATGTTGGAGACAAAAACCGTGGATTCCATAGAGGCGTGCCGCGTCAATTTGATGGCGGAAATGATCCAAATCTGAGACCTCAGCCTCTCCTGCCCCGGCAGGAGGTGAGGGGGACAAGCTCCCCTTAAACAATGGTTTCCAGGCACGCCACCATTCCGGATGATGATGGGTAACGTAATCAGCCCACAATTGAATCCGATACTTCTCGCAGAGGTTGCAACCTGGTTCAAAGGTGGCCAAATTGGCTCCGCGTCCATATTGAATGTAATGGGCAATACATTCAGAATATGTAGGAGTTCGTAACCAAGGTGCATATTGTTTGGCATAATATGCGCAATCGAAAAAGGTGGTAGCATAGGTACCTATGTGACCGGTCGGATTGTCATGGCGAAAGGTAATCGAACGTTCCCAATTATTTGGTTGTTTTAACTGGAGGACAATTTCACTTGGATCGTCTCCCTTGGCCAAGACATAATAATTGGGAGTTACACCGCCACAGAATTCTTGTAAGGTGATGACCGCTCCCGGAGTATTCGGCGCCGAATACTCCGAGGCCATGTGTAAATGGACCTGTTTACGTTTTTCCGGATAAGGATCACCCCACTCCTGATTGGTCTGGATCTGTGAGAAATATAAGGACCCTGTTCTCTGTAAGTGTTCCTTCACCTTGTCAGTCACATCCACACACTGGTCAGAGTTTGGGTTGAGACCATATGTGACTTTTGCTATTAATTGGCGACCACTTTGGTCCAAACGGCGACTCAGTGGTTCATGAACGGTCGAAGCGATTTGATAACCATAATGATGGACGATATACCCGAAAATCCGTTCCCATGAATGCATGAAAGTCGGTTTATTATTGATCAAATAACCCAATTCACACCGATCGTATTCGCGTTTGAGTTGAACATGAGATTGATCCAAAAATTGGCGCAAGACCTCCCATCGGATCCAAAAAATCGTTCCGGCCATAAACTGGGACCTCTCGGTAATCGAAACCCCCAATTGTTGACACATCTGACCAATCAGGGGCTGATTGACATCATCAGCCGGCCGAATCCAATGGGGTGCCCCGACGATCATTCCCACCTTGGGATTGCGTTTGAACATATCGACGACCAAATGAACATGATTGACCGTCCCTGCGATCGGTTCTAAGAGATCTGCGCGCCAATCTTCACGTTTTTTGGTATGAATTTTAAAGACATAATCATAGGGTGGATCAACTTGCGCTAGGCAAACAAGGTGCTGTAAAAAGGCGCCCGTGTCACACCCACGGGTGGTGTGAATGAAAGTAGCCTCCGGATACTGTTGTTTGATTAAGTGAATCGGATCGGTTTTCTTTTGATAGGTGACGAAGAGGTCCACATGGTATCCACTCTGGAAAACATTTTGTAGATATTTGGCAAATTGTGGAAACATATTGCCGTAACCGAAATGAAAACAAATGGCAATCCTGACCGTGGTGTCACACAGGTAGCGCATATCTGCTTGTGTCAACTGGTGTCGGGTTAAAGTCGCAACTTCATCCAGAGCATAATCCCGGTCAACTTTGCAGAACATGGATTCATAGGGATGAACAACGCGACCTAAGCCATTTTTTTTCCACAAGATGTCGCTGGTGATGTTAATCTGATCCAAGAAATTAGGACGGCGATAGTCGATGCCCTGAAATTCGGGAATCAGACAACTGATATTCCAACCATGTTGCAGAACAAATGTACTCATCTGGATCTCTTGATGAGTAATGACCTCAGTTTTGTCAGTGTAGACATAACGGAACAATTCGGTGGTCCATAGATACTGGAGGCATTCTCGATCCATGGCAAAACAATAGGATTGGACATGAGGGGTCGTGGTGGTCAACTGAAAACGTTCAGTGGGTGGTTGGAGATTGATGGTCGAACCCACCAATTTAACTTTGGTCTCCGAAGCTGGGTGTAACAAGTCCAAGAAGGGTTGATACCAGGTCAAGTAGGAATGAGCATAAGGGGGAATAAAGGGGCCTCGCACACTAGAATTGAGAAAAATGTAATAATCATAGACGAACTCTGGTCGCTGGGCGACCAGACCCATGTAGTAACCTTGAAAATCAAAACCTGTGTTTTCACGCTGAATCACACGAAGATTGAGTTGTGTGGGGAATTGGACGGTGTGATTGCCATTGATAACAAACGTGTAATCGATCCCACTCTCGGGTCCAAGGAGCCCATGTTTGAGAAAATAAATGAGATTGGTCCGAAATCGTTCATCTTTTTCATAATAAGCATAGATGAGACAAATCCGAGGGATCGATTGACCTGAAGGAAGGGTCATGGTAGATAGAGTTACTAGAATTAATAGGGGTTTTTTTATGATCTAAAATTTGATCACGTGCAAAACAAATGATGTGGTAAAAGTATTAGCCATGCAGAAAATTAAAATCACCATTAAAACACCGGTACCTAAACTTCTGACCACATTCATTTTGGATTGGAGAGAGGCACTTCCAGTGGCTACATGGACCCGGGAAAGTGTGTGTCTCCCTTGCTCCCCATGTCTCCCAAGCCTTCCCCCGATCAAATGGCGAGAAATAAAACTCCCGATCCAATTAGTTTATCTCGATCGGGAAACCACAGAAGCCAGCTCCGATCAACTTTCTGATATCTCTTCGATTAATTTACTGAAATCAATGTTACAAAAATGTGTGCGTCGCCAATTGGATCAATTGGCGGTCAGAACTGCGGCGGAGTTAATCCACCGCGATCCCAACGTGTTTCTCCGTCGTTTGGGAATCATTATGGTGGAAGACGTGGGTTTGCGTGAAGAATATTCGGTTGTGGTCTGGTTAACCGGCGCAGTCTCCAAGGGATTCGTGTTGCAGGAAAAACACGTGACTTGGCTCTTGCGATTAGTGGAATCCATCTGTCATGATTCCCGTCCTCCAATAGAATGGAATTGTGGGAATTGTGGGACCTCAGACGCGAAATTGGATTATACGACCTTACTCAGTTCTCGAGCTACCGCTGGCTCCGGACATATGGATCTGGTCTACAGTCTCCTCTTGCGTGCCTCCTATGGGGGCATGGCATGTGATCGGACCATGCTCCAAGAAGTCGCTCGATTAGTGATCTGTCCGGAAATTGAGATCGATGTCTGGCATGATGATCAATTGAATATCCTGCCCATGGAAGTACCGCGTCTAATGGCTTCCGATCTGTTGATTGAAGCAGCCGATTTTCATTGTTGTCCGGGACTAATATCCACCATTCAGGCACAGTGTTCTGGCTGGACCCGAGACCGAATCCAAAGCGCGATCTGGGAGGGAAGTTCGAAAATTAATTATCGGAACCCACCGGATCCACAACCCAATTCAGATTGGGAGGCATTGAGTTCAATCATTCGACCCATTCAAGCTAATTGGATCAGATCCCATTTTCAAATACTGATAAATGAAATGAAATGAATTTATACGTAATCATGTATAAAATGGGCAATTTCTTGGGATTCATGTCCAGTTCCAGATCAAGAGGCACCACAAAAACTCAAAAAGTGAGTTAGATGGGCTGTTTAAGGCGCTTGTTGTGGTCGAAAAAATGACCAATCCTGAGTATATGGACTTGCGAATTATCGCGAAGGGAGATAATTATAATCGGAATAAAAAGAAATTCAGTGATTATTGGATGAGTCAAGACTTGACTAAAATCGGTGGGATCCGCTATTATATTCAACCTCAAGGATTGATACTCAGAATTAATTCCATTATTTTACTGTCATCATTGTGTCCTTCTAATGGAACCATACCAGGAACTATTAAAAACCATAAATACATTTATGGTCATGTGGGTTTCTTGGATCGTACTGAGAGAAATCTTAAACCAAGACCAGAAACCGGATTATACGATCTAGATAGCGGTCGGTGGAGTGTTCCAGAAACAAACAAAGATCTCGCGGATTTCGTGGAAAAGTTTGCGGCTTATTATCAAAAATCTAAATCACTCTCAGAATAGAAGGGCGGTCGGCAACCTCAGCATAAAATTTGTGGTCAAATGACGCAAAAAGGAACCCGATGTCAACGCAGTCATAATTGTGGAATTCACCACAAGTAAATGAGATATAATCATATACAACCTAATGGAAATAGAAGTCACACCATGTTTAGGGATCGGAGATTTATTAATTCTCAAAATGATCACCCTCTCCACAGGTACTCGTGTCACGACCATTCATCTCTCACACCCCCTCATGCTCGGGTTTCGAGCATATCCGGAACAATTTGAACAATTTCTAAGGAAATTTCTTCGAATGTTATTCCCCGAGACCGGGGTCGATGTGGTGGAGACATGGCAAACACCCAATCATTTAAATGATTGTCCACAGGTGACACCCTACATTTATCCCGCTCTGCGACTCCAAACACAGCCTTGGCAACCGCCAGACTCCTGGGGACGATATGTGGTGGTTCATACCAAAGTTCGTTTCGAAACCCGAGAACAAATGAATCACTTTGAGCAAAACCAACGCCAGATGTTATCCGATTTCTGCTCCCATTATCAAGATCCGCAACATCGAACGATTGTGATTTTAGGGGAACGCGTGGCTGAAAATTGTGTGGAAACAAAAAATTTGGGAATTACCACAGTTTATCAGGAATGGTTGCGGTTGGGCGACGGTGGCTCTGGTGACGAGGGGGGGTATGGGGGGACTTTATCCCCCCTCATTGATTGGACACAGGATTCGTTGAATTCTGGGAATCCTGAATATCAACAGTTTGAACGAGATTTACGACTGATTCATCATGCTGATGCCAACATTGTAATCGGGATCGGAGGGGCCCTAACAATGTGTCAAGCATGCTCATTGAACACTTTGTGTTATTCGGGTCCCTTGAAAGAAATGTGGTGGATGTTGAGCAATTATCCGGGTATGTATCCGGAAATGGATGATTTTTTGACAGCATGGAAACAAAAAATTTATAACTACCCCAAATCCAACAGACGCACGTAAAAACATACCATTTTATTTTTTGAAATGATTTGAACTGAATTTGTTTCAAATCATTTTTCGTGAGTTTTAATTTCTCAATTGATCCCAACACGAAGTTTGTACGGGAACTGATGGTGGAACGGAAACTTCTGGAACCACCGGAAACGCTGGAATGGGAGCGGTTGGAACCAAAGTAATCTCGGGATCATCCCGATAGCGATAGAGGACATCACCCCAAGAAAAAGCGCCATTAACTGCTTTCAATGGGTATCCGTAATCGACCCATTTACCCCAAGGTTGAAAATTGGCCCCAGCATCGTCATATTGTTCACCAGATTGTGTTAAGAGATATCGATCTTGTTGCCCGCGGGCAGCCATTTGCATGTGAGCAGCGGAATCCATACTTCCTTCGGCACCACCAGACTGCGAGGATAGAGCTGACGCAGCCTCCGTATCCGCATCAATGTATGCTTCTACTTTGAAAACTCCCAACCGAGGAAACTGGACACCTGAAGAGACCTGTGGGGGAAACATGGCATCTTGAAACCGATAACCATCCATAATTAGTTGTTTGGGTTGTTGCAACATGTCCACGGGGCCGGCTAAGGGAGAGATGGCTCCTCCGAATAATTTTAATTTGGGTTGATATGACCCAAAGAATATTATTATAATTAATGTGACTAACAAAATTAATATGCTAACACAAGACATCTATATTATCACCATTTTTTTGCGTTTCAACAAGTCTCTGCGTAATAGATTAATCCTTTTATTAATTGGCATATCTCTATTATATTTCAATTTCATATTAATCAAATAAGTAGTAATTTGTTCATCTAATGAATCAATCTCGAGTGATACTGTTTGAATTTTCTTAACAGTCTCTTCAACCTGAGAGACTGGTTGAGACATAATTGATTGAATTTTTTCTTTCCTCATTTGCCACTTATCACATATTGTTAATATATGTGATTCTGCTTCCACAATAAACCGTTCGTTGTGGAGTAAATCATAATATTCTAACAATAGTTCACTGAGTATCTCGTATGGACATACACTCACTAATTCTTGATAGGTTGTCATTTTTGTTTGTTTGTTTGTTTGTTTGTTTGTTTGTTTATTGAACACAAACATCAAATTTTCAACCAAATAAATGAGCTTGAATCATTAATTGGGCTTTCATTTCCCATTCCAATCGCTCATCTGTATCCACTCGGAGCCATCGAACGACTAATTTGAGAACATGTGGATCAGGATTCAATTGTGAATCTGCGCTTCCATTGTGGTACATGAGGTACTTCACGAGTACGTCACCATCGAATGGATTGTGAGGATTATTGAATCTGTATGTAACATCCTTGGGATCAAATTGACATTTCTGATCAGTTTCGAATTCGGAAAATTCGATGAAATTCAATGAATTTTCTGTGAATAAAATCTTCATATGTCTAGCAGCCGCTACTCTGGCGTCCGAAATGTTAGATGTGTAGTGTTTCCAATATTTCCACGCATTATTAACTTGTTCAACCGCGATTCCGGGATATTGTTGCATGAGAAACAGAGTGATCCCGGATATAATGGGTGACGTCTTTTTAACTTCTTGAGCCATTGGGTTTCAACGTCTAAATTATGACAATAATCCAATCAAAATTTCCAGATACAAATGTCTATTTCAGTGGGTCAGACGCCACATACCGACCGCGGTGACCAACAATATATTATAAGTCAACCGCATGATCTGTTCCCGACCATCAGCCGGGAACAATGGTTTGGACGAAATATTCGTCATTCAATTCTTTCTGCCACCGAGTCAAGGGACAGCCTTGACACACAATCCATATGGTAGCCAAAGTGATCGGATAATACGCCCCCTCATCGTAAATAGTCTCGAGACCAGAATGGAATGGAACAGAAGAAGATCACAAAGATTAAGTGGAGCCAGAAGACGCGCATCTCGTCAAATTTCCGTAGTTGTGGTGTTGAAATTTTTAGATGTCATAAATGTAATTGAGGAGATACAAGACTTTAGCTGGAGGTTGATGACGAACCATCTCCATAATATCCATGTATTGTACCGTTTTCTGCTGAGCTTTCAGACGATTCAGATAAATCTGAGTATGAATTTCTCCCAGGAATTTATGGTGACGTGGGTGAACAAAAATGTCATGATGACTCTTGTGACGGAGACCATACTCCCGATACAGCTTGCCCACCAGATTAGCCAACCGCTGTTGGAGGAGCTCAACTTCACTACGGTAAATTGGATAAAATGTCAGGAACTCCTCCAGGACCTCTGCGGAGGTTGGAGTGTCACTCAAAACCAGTTCCAAGAGATGGAAATCGATATTGTTTGATTCCCCACGGAGCTCACGAGCTCGGGTGTAGTTGGCATTTTCGAAACGGTAACGTTTAACTATAACAATGCCATCGATTTCGGTTTTCTGCGTGACCAAAAACCCAGCAGAAGCCACCGGTTTATCGTGAGCCTCGTGAATCTTCTTTTGAATCTCTTCCAGAGTGGGTGCCAATCCGGTTTCAGGTGAGAAATAATCGGGGAGTTGTTCGACTCCGATTTCCTGTGGAGGAAGTTCACTCAGAGTCTCGCGATCATAGGTGGCCACATGATAAACCTTGGGCTGAGTGTGATTAACCACGATCACATTCAAGGGATGACACAACAAGAACAAATAGACGTAGTTTTGGTTGAGATGATCAGTTTGAATCTGTGGTTCGGCCGACCAAAACTGGTCGTAAAAACTACATCCATTCATCCAATAGGCCTCACTGGAGTCTTCTTTCCCGTTGGTCGAGAGCCACCAACACTGAGTCTCTGGATGATACCAGAGACGGAGCATCGTGCCGTCCAACGCCTCTTGGACGGTGTAGGGATGGCGTAAACTATTTTGGAAGATTTGAGCCAAGGTGAATTCGGATTCCTCAGGGGTCAAATCCTTCATTTCAATTGGAACCGGATAGGTCATGGACCAGATGGTGCCGGTAGTATGATTGAAAATCAGTCCCTTAAGATGATTGATAGCAGGATGTCCAACTTTGGTCTGTGGTGTAAACTTGATCAAATAGGTCTCGGGAAGACGTGTGGAATGGAGTTCAGCTCCATATTGAGCCAACTCTTGACGAATTTCATCGACCGGTTTCTTAATCAATTGATAGGCTGACATGGTAAAGAGAGAAAAAGTGGCGGGTGGGTAGTTCGGTTATATGAGAATCAATTGGGATGATTCTCAATAGTTATCATTCAAATTTTCACTCGCCAAACGCGATGGGTTCGATTGGGATGATCGGAGGAGGCGAGGGTGATAGCGATGGCGATGAAAATGGAAAAGGTTGTGAGGGTGATGAAAACGGAGGGTGTTGTTGATGTGGTGGGTATGGAAGATGCGGAAGCATGTGCATGCGTCCGACATGGTATTGCAACACGGGTGTCCCCAGTCCGTAAATTACATATTCGCCGAAATGGTTCTCATACATGATAAATTCACCAGATCCATATCGGGTAATATCCAATTGGTAAACTCGAATGACCCGAGACGGTTGCCATCCGATTTGCTGTCGATGGGAGAGAACCATGCGACTGATTCGTAATTTAAATGATGATGAGAGAATACGTGTGTTCCGACCGGTGGTGATTCCGGTCACTGGATCGGTGATCACAATTCTGGTCTCAGAACACGAAATTTTCATTGAATGTGGAAGATGGGGATAGGGATAGTAGCATTGTAAAAGATAAGCATTCATATGTATATCAACAGCATAGAAATAAGGCATGGAGATCAGTCATGACCGATGCATCATATTAAACCTGGCGAAATCTTTTTAGTTCTTCAATCGGGCAACTTACCAGAAGCACAGCGCATGTATCAAGCATGCCCCTTACCCGACAAGGACTCAGTGATCACTCAATGGATCCTTCATCATCTGACCGAGGAAACCGAATTCTTTCTTTCACAATTGATTCCGATGACCATTCAAACATGTGATTTGGCCGCAGGTATCAGTCTAGAAGCCATCCAATACTGTGTTTCCCAAGTTCTTCCACAATATCAACGGATTAATGCATGTCTCACATCGCATGCGGCTGATCTAGCGGCTCGTCAGGGTTTGGTCGAAGTCTTACAATATCTCTTCGATCACCAATGTCAGATCACCTGGAATGCGTGTATTGAGGCCTTACAATCGGATCGAATCTCAATATTCCAATGGTTAGAGACGCATGTTCCAGGTCGTGTTTATCATACTTTCCAATTCCGTCAAGGTGGTACCACTTTTCACATTGCCCGATATCTCTGGGTCTCGGGTTATCGTCCGACTCCAGACCATTATGCTCGAGCGGTGCGCCAGCACGACGACGCTTATGTCCGCTGGTTGATCGACATTGGATGTCCGGGAGCACCGGTCCCCCATCCTGACGAACCGAATCCAACCTGTATGGGAGAGGTTTTACAATATACTTTGAAACCCATCGATTTTCCATGGTTAATTGCAATGATTGAAACTCAACGACTCCCAGTCATGGAATATCATTCTGAGAGCTCATTCGTCAAATATTTACCGGAACTTCTGATATCCATTGAGAAGGAGAAAACTCGCCGTAAGCTGCTCAAATATGTAAGACAATATGCACCACAACTGCTGGCGGAGATCATGACTGGGATAGTGACGATCAATGCCCCGGTTCAGATGGTTCGTGAAGCTCTCCAAGTCTTGCATTTAACACCCTATCAAATGGCACAAGTGTCTCTCCAGAGCTTTTCGAGCTCAGAAATTCGAGAAATAATTAATACCGATTTGGATTGGTCGTGGGTCTTGGCTGCAGACTTACAACAATGGGTTCTCGAGGAAGAAGTGGTGACGGTCACTGAAATGATCGTCCATGTGGCCCAGTTATGGGAAAAATATCAGCAATATGCGGCGCAATTACAGTCTCCGGAGGTATGCGAACAATGGCGTCAATTGCAATTGGTGGCTCAAACTCCCGAGGAAATTACACGTTTCTTGGCACACATTCTCCATTGGTGAAACTTGCTTCATAAATGTTTTATTGTCTACTCATATACAACATGGCATCTCGGTGTCAGTGTTATCAGAGTTTAAAGAAGACTCAGGAACAGTGTCCGTATAAGGCTCGAAAAGGAAGTCAATTTTGTGGCTTGCATCAAAACTGTCAATCGATGAAAATCCAATTCGTTCCAGTTCCGAAGATCGGACCTCCGCTTTCACCACCTCCACCCTTCCCATGTCAACAGTTGGGAATATTGACCAATACTCAGAATAGTTGTTATTGTGATTCAGCATTGTTTGTCCTCCTTTTCCAACCCAATTCTTGGGTGAATCAAACCATTTTACAGGCACATAGGCATGAGTCATTCCGCGAGGATTATCCGGAGAAATATCAGGCCATTGAAAATCTCCGACAAGAACTTAATCTAATTGTCCACAATATTCGCACGGGAGTGACGATGCAAACCACTCATTTTCGACAATTAGTCGTGGAATACTTTTTGATTGAAATGATTGAATCGATTGTCCAAGTAGATCCGGAGCGATATGGAGAAAAATATGCCCAAATGATGGCAGACACATTGGAGCACGTGCTTTCCAACCGAATGGATTATCAACAACGCCGACAATTTGCCTTGGAAACCTGGGCACAGATAGAACAGCTAATTAGTGGCGAAATCAGTATCGATGACTTTTTGAAAGCGATTGAGACGGTCCATCAAGAGAAACATATCACCAATATGTGGATTAATCAACAATTAGCCCCCAATGATGTTTACACCTATCTGACCGACATTTTCCAAATTCCGGATTCAATTAACTGGCATCGCGACTTTCAATGTCAGGATGCAAACACAGGGCAATGGTTTCATCGAGAGCCAATCGCAGAAACGGCCAATTTTATGGTGACTGTTAATGCCATTGGATTAACTCAGAATTTATCGTTAACTGATTTATTAACCAAAGAGGAAGTGGTAACGGATGAACACAGTCCGATCCAATGCAATCAAGGTGAGTCACATCATTACATCCAAACCAGCCGCATTGTTAATCATCCAAACTTGGTGGCTATTTATACACAAAAACCGGGCATCCAACGACAACGGCAAGCAACTATTCCCGATCCATTGTTATTTGGTAATCTTGCATTGACGGCTATGATCGTGCATCGTGGAACGGTTCGTAGTGGTCATTATTACGCGTACATTCGGTGTCAGGGACAATGGTATTTGTATGACGATCTGAAAATCTCTTTAATCCTTCAGGAAAACTTGGATCCGATTATCTACAAAAACGCGATCATGTTCCTCTATTTAGCCGTCTAGCCTTCGAAAGAAGGCTAACGAAGATATGACGATCAGGAGGCAAGCCTCCTGAAAAGGTAAATTTTTTGTGAAATTATTTTTTTAAATCGCACGAAATTTCGTGCGATTTGTAAAATGAAATTTTAGTCTCCTTCCAAATCCATTTTTTGAATTAGTTTTTTGTAAATTGATTTTGATAGTCATCAATATACAGACATGAACGTGGTCGTTATTTGGACTATTCTTTTAGTGTCGGTGGTTTGTCTGGTTTGTTTCCGGAGATCATTTGATAAAAATCAGCATGGGGGATCACGTGCCGCCATTTTTAGTCGGTTCAGTTACCAACCGGATTTTCCGATGATCAGTCAATTAACCACTGTGGATTTCGACCGTTTTTCACGAGTCTACAATCGAGAAGGGCCCTTGAAACTGATGGCCGGACGACCGTATCGATTTGATTCCACTCGACCAAACGTTTCCTGGCTCTACCCATGGCATTTCCCACAGGAATTGGATCCAGTATGTTTACAAAGAGCAATGACCCGTTGTCAGGAACCGGTGATCAGTCTCAAGTCAGAATCTGATAAATTGGGTGGTTTGGCCGTGGAAACACCCAAAGAAATCGTCGAGTTGAGTCCGTGTTTCGACCAGATTTATACCAATTGCCAACGACAACTGGGGGTCCCGAAAAGAACATAAAACCTAACTTGCGTTCAGTTGCATTTATTTTAGTTCAATATCTCATATAAAATGACGACAAAAATCAAGCGATTAATAGTTGTTCCGCGGAATAATGATATAGAATATATTGGGATTATAGATGTCGCATCGCCATATAAAACCGCCATCAAAACACGAGTGTCAGTTCCCAAAGTACCGATCGTTGCCCCAATCAGACAATTGATCGAAAACGATGTAATATGCCATCCAATTTATACTTGCGATCGTGGCATGGTTGTCAATTGTCGAACGAAATTTAATGGGAACCGAAAAACTTACCAAGTGGATGACACCACATATGAGGTTGAGTTCCGTTTTTGAATTCCAAATTTAGCGTCATATATCGTAATCATTTGATTTTCAGAAAAATGATCACAACACTGATTTCGTGTTATGATCATCTCATTTTATTTCATAATGCCATCGGAGAATCTGAATCTGAGTTATTATTTTCAACCGATGGATCGGGTGGACGTCAATCAACTCCAATTGACGGATGTTAGTCTCTATAGCATGACTCCTTGGAAAGAGGCTAATTTTGTCTCCCGAACCATTCTCAACTTTTACAAGAAAAACGGTGAATCACATCCACTCAAAAATGAAGCGGAACACGGAGGATCTCTGACCATTCCATATCTCCGTCCTAAATATGGCGACATCCCAATCATCACGGATGCCACCAGTCACGTCGGTGGAAATACGTTGAGTTTTCATCTCTCGGGGTTTAAAACCGTTCATTCAGTTGAAATTGATCCACAAATTTGTCAGATGTTGATCCATAATTTGCAAACCTATCATTTACCGACGGAACACGTTCACTATGGAGATTATGTGGCCATTTGCCGCGATCTCCGACAAGATGTGGTTTTCCTGGACCCACCCTGGGGTGGTCCCGATTATATCAATAATCCGTGTTTGGATCTGTATTTGGGAACAACTAATATTGTGGAGGTGTGTGCGGATTTAATGAGTCAGCATCGAGCCTCGTTAATTGTTCTCAAAGTTCCGATCAATTACAATTTCTCCTGTTTGCTCAATAAATTGAATACCCAAAATTTCCTAACCCATAAGGTGTATCGCGGCACTCATCATTCATATAACATTATTTTCTGTTGGTCATGTGATTAATTTAAAATTTAGAAATTTAACCAGATAATCGAGACCATAATTGGTAAAATATAACAGCACTCCCGCAACAAACAACGTCAATTCCATGACGTGATGTTGATTCCAGGCCGCACATTCAGGCGGGAGGGTGACTTTGAGAGAGGTTTGAGAGACGAACCAAGTGGCCACCAGACCCACCAGAACCAAAATGACTCCGGACATAGCACTTTTCGCCAAGAATTTGAACCACATGTGTTTGTATATCATGGAATCACATAAATTGAAAAACTTTTTGATATCTATGAATTCTGATTTTTTCATGAAAAAATCAGAATTCATAGATATGGTAACATTTTATTTGCATTTTCTTAAAAACACGATCAGAAGCTTAACAAAGGACAGGGAGTCTCCTTTTAATTAAAAGGAGGAACAAAATGGAAGGAAAATAAAAGCAAAACATGTTCATGGTTGTGAAATTTTCCATTTTTTGCTTTATTCACATAAGAAAATCACAAAAATGATTTTCTGACAAATCATATATCAAATCCACACCACTTACGAACGATATGACTCATGTAATCCTCTTTTACAACAAGAACGAGCCCTACTACGAGTTCACTAACTTTTACCCGGCACCGTTTGAACTTGATGAACAAACTTGGCCCACTTCGGAACACTATTTTCAAACTCAGAAGTATTACAACCCACGTTCCCCCCGCTCCATGGAATACATGAAAATCGTCCAACAAGCCGATACTCCTAGCAAAATTTTCCGTTTGGCCAATCATCAAATCAGCACAGGTCATGAAAATTGGGTGGTCAATAAGACCACGCTACCGATTCCCATGAATCAAGTGATCGCACAGTATTCTGATATCAGAATCAGGTCAGATTGGGAACAAGTCAAACGAAATGTCATGTATCGTGCACTGGTTGCAAAGTTCACCCAGAATCCAGCTCTCCAACGATTACTCATTTCCACCGGCAATGCTCAATTGGTGGAGAATAGTCCGCGTGACTCGTATTGGGGAATTGGTGCTAATGGTCAGGGACTCAATTGGTTGGGGCGTTTATTGATGGATTTACGAACTCGATTGAGACAAAATTGACCATCCGACCTCGTTGTCGTTACTCGATCTTGAATTTGATCTGCATCGCCTCTTGAATGGTGACATCTTTCATTTCTTTGTTTAGGTTTTCGACATCCGTCGATGATCCTGTGGAATCATCAGATCCCTCAAATGAGTTCTCACTTATATCTGATTGAGAACTGGCGATATCATTTTGATTCCACATGATATCTGAGTCGGAGTAGCATGATTTCTCACAATTTTCGTTGGATTCGATGTGATTGATTTTGTAATCGAGATTATCGTCACTAAAATAAACATCTGTGTCTGTGTCAGTGGAGACAGAGGTCCCAGAATCGAACGAATCCATATGTGTATATCTTGATCTGAGAGAGAATTTTTTATACAAAGTGTGAATCACTTTCCAATTTTAACTTTGTCTTTGGATCTCATATATAACTACAAGTCTTGTGATAAAATGCCATCTCGCGTGGCCATCTGTTTTCATTTGGGTTACAATCGGTCATTTGATCAATTTACCCCCTACATCGACCACGTGATGTCGGTATGTCATCATGTGGATCTGTACATCACTTACCGAGAGGACCCTGATCCGACAGCCATGTGTCTCCACAAGTATCCCAAGGCTCATATGATTCGAGCCATTCGCGGGTGTGATACCGGAGCCTTCTTACTGCAAATTCGAGCCATGATTCAGTCTGGGAAAAATTATCATTATGTATTGAAACTCCACACCAAAAGTAATCACCCCATCTTCCCCCATTGGCGAGAAAACCTATTGGATCCCATTGCGGGATCTCGAGAAGCCGTAAAAACGGTTTTTAAAACCTTCCGAAACAAGCGGTCAGCCGGAATGATTGGGTGCCGGCGTTGGCGATTGTCTCGGGAAATTAATTTTGACTATTTTCATCAAATCTGTCAACGCTATCAGATCCATACCAATGGCCATTTCATTGGCGGAACCATCTTTTGGGTCCGCTTCAGGATTCTGCGACGTTTTTTCACAAAGGTGGCCATCGAAAAGGAATATGAGCTATGTGAATTAGGAAAACCGTCAGAACCATCATACACACACGCGTGGGAACGGATTTATGGTTTGATCACGGAAACCAGTGGGGGTGAGATTTTAGGGATTTGAGACACAAACTAAAAACTAATCCCTTGATGTTGATATGATCAATTAGGCCAATGACCCAAAGGGGTTCAGGGGATATCGTTTGGATCAACAGATTAAAATTAATCAATATTACGTGAAGTCTTGTTGAATATCAGGTGTTTTGTATCTGAAGAAACAAATCTTCTCCAACATGAAAAAAATTGATTCTACTCAGTTTTATACTCATTTTTGGATACTACTTAAAACATTTCGATAATGAACCATTATAACATGAAACTGAGCAAAACTGAGACAGGAGAATACATATGTGATGTGTGTCATACATCTTTCGCGCGCAAGTTTAACTTGATGCGTCATCAAAATACTTCCCGTTGTTACAAGGATCAGCAACGTAATTTGAACGAATGTCTGCAAGTAACTAAGCCCTTGTCCAATCAAAAAGATGCTTCGCCGAAAGAGCCATTTACTGGAACGGAATTTAATCTTACGTTGGCTTGGATGAGAGCCAATCCACAAATAACAATTTTTAAGACACTGCCAGTTCGCAGTGTAACCACTTTTATGACCCGATCATTCGAAGTCCCTGAAACCAGTTCAGAGATTCTGGTCGACCAACAACGCGGAGATCTGATCGGTAGTCTATATGTCACGATCAACAAATGTGAGAAGAGTCTTATCCAAATGAGTCTTGACGAGTGTCCCTTGTTGTCCATGACGGTGGAGGATTTGTACCAATTCGCCAGAATTTTCCAACCACAATCTGACAATAGCACCGTCACAATTAATCTGATCCAACTGTTAATGGGTAACGCTCAATATCTTCCCTTAGTTGGGGGTCATGTCTTGCGAGTGACTGGTGAATTTGTTAGATATTCTGCAGAAATAATTTGTCTTGATTCTGACGAGCGTCAACGATTTGAGGGGTGTTCACATGAATATATTGTCTTCGGTTTTCATGCAATGGAAATAAAAGATGATATCTTACTGGTCACACGATACCCCGTGACCGATCTTTTAGCGTTGACCCCCAATCCCATCTATTTCACGATTAATAAAGGCATTGATCAACAAACCGTATCGGAGCGATATGGTTTGGGTTTCCGTTGTCTTGGGAAAAATAAGATGAATAATCAAATCCACTATTTTACCACCTGTCCGCACACAATAGATCCAACAAAAATCGAAAATTGGAGTGGTTGGATTATCCCAACGACACTCAAAATTTCAGTTAGTGAACCGACTCACGTGCTGTTCAGATACGTAACACATCTTGATCTTAAAAATAACGATGGCCACGGCGATTGTAATTATCACTCTGGATTAGTCGAGCCAGAGTCTCTGAAATAAAAATTTACCCAACTGTCTCAACATTTATCGACGAGATGAAGAAATGGTTCGCGTTACATCCTTGACAAATTTAACGAAGCTGTATATACAAGTTTATGGGGTAGGTATCTCTGCGAGACATTGACGACACGCGCAGACATGGCCACATGTTGGAAAGTAGACCGAGACAGGGTCCGTTCGACAAATACAGCAGATATCGGACAGACCCTTAATCACCGCCTGCTTGTTCGGAATCTGGTTATCCGCCCGACACAGTGGACACGCGACTGTCTTATGTTCTTCTGTATGGCGCGGGATTGCGGTTGTACGTGGAGATATGGTTGGAACAATTGTATCTGTCGGGCGAACTGGTTTGTGTTGGTAGCAAAAATACAAACCATCGTCTGGTTCCAGAAATTGGAGAACTTGACGCCGACACCGTTTGCCCGTCCAACACATCCCGTTACATTGATGATGAAAAGATGTCATCTCTAACATCTGATCAATTCCGCGTCAACCGAAATCAATTTTTGGTCTTTGAAAGATCCTGAACTGTCTTGGTTCGCTTTATTTTCGTGCTTTGGAGCATTTCTCTTTGACCAGCCGGTCGACGATCTGATAGAGATGAGCATGTTTATATTGATGCGCTCGGACCTTGGCGGCAACGGCTCCACGGCAATCCACTTGGCAACTGCACTTCCCTTCGTGACAGCGAGGACAGACAGGGAATTGTTCGGTTTCTGGCATCAGGAAACACGCATCACCACATTTCTCCCTGAGTTGGTGACGTTGAATGCCTCTCTTAGGAGCATCAACTTCCCAACCACGTGTGGCGGAACGACGAGCGGGTCCATAAACAGGAGCCACTTGATCCAGGTGGTCCATGGGGTATTTGCTTTTGAGCCGGAGATAAGTGGGACCACCGACTTGAATCTTCTTTCCGGTTTCTGGGTTGACAACATAGGCGACTGGAACAGAAGCGGACATGACAATGTGCTGTGTATATCTGTTAACCTAGAGATTTTCGTTGAACAACGTATAAAAGATGTTTGATTTGCAAATCAATACTGTTCAAAAAGACAGATGTTCAGCAAACACCCTTTCCGGTTCTGACGATTGACGACTTGCGACCGCCGGCTCCGCCATCACCCCCGATTTTACACTTGGATATGTTAGAAAATAAAATATCATTGTCCCAAATCGATCAAAAACTCGATGTCATCATCACTCAGTTGAATCTCCTGCAAATCCGGGTCAATCATCTCGAAAATAATCTCAACCTGATCACCCTGGTCAACCAGGTCATCCCTTCCTCGGAACCCAAACGGAACGAGCCACTCGTGGGGGATACATTCTGATTCATATTTGGAATCCTCTTGATCTGCCAGTACACATTGAGTCGCAAAATCGAATCCGATCAGATTGCCATGAAGGTGTTGATAGACCTGTTGTAAATGGTGTTGTTTACACTCCTCCCAATCATGCAAGGTTTCCTGTAAACATGGAATCGTTTCCTCATACTGATAGATAACGATTTCTTCACTAAAATGAACATGATGAGGCTGATGGGAATGGGGATCACGCAGATGATGTGATGTATTGACACATTTGGATGTCATGACAATTGATAATATCTAATTAGATATTATCAATTGATAATTATTTTCAATGGAAATCAATTTTGATATTTTCAACACATTTAAAATCAAAGATCCACATGAAGTCCTGTGCCAAGGCTGAAATCTCGAAATTGATGGGCATCTTAATGATGCTGATATATTAAATATATTCATTCTAGTATAACATGACATCGACGTGTCAATGTTACAAGAACCTTGAAAATACCGGCGTTCCATGTCTTCGCAAAACGAAGTCTGGTAGTAACTATTGCGGATATCATCAAAATTGTCAAACTGATAAAATTAAGTTTTCAATTGCTCCGGAGCCACAAACTTCCTCACCCAAACCGAAAATACTGGTACGGAACATACCCAAACCGAAAATACTGGTACGTCAACCAGCTCAACATCGTCAACCAGCTCAACATCGTCAACCGATAGAAGCATCAATTAATGTTCCAATGGGAAACAAAACGTATCCACTGTTAATTAGCGACATCAATTACTTTTTCATCGTGACATCGCGGGGTGAAAATGATCAAGCGAATAAGAAACGTGAACTGATCATCAGTTCACTGGTCAATCGCGTGATTCCGGAGAGATGGTATCAAACAGATTCTCGATGGGTCAGGATTCGGGATGCGTTGAGGCAAAGTCTTAATGAGTTATGTCACACAACCATCTGTAGTAATTATAGCGTGACCCACATGGGAGGCCGTAGTAAAACATTCGACTATATACTCCATTATGTTGAAGAGGGTCATCCAAAGGAACTAAAATTGGAATTCAAATATAATTCTGAACGTATTAGTTCATACCCAGAGTTTTTGAGTGTCTATTGTTACAGTTCCCAACACGATGTTGGGTTTATTGGTGGATATGCAGAATATTTCTATGACCACTATGTTCCACAAATTATCGAATTGTATCATAGTCCCCCGATTACTCGACAAATGTATCTCAAATATATCAATTCGACCACTGCGAATACAAATCCGTTTTTCGCCTTCGTCAAAGAGAATGAAGACGCACACAAGTCAGATAAAAATCACTTGGTTGATCAGTCAATTACCAATTATCTCACTCATTTAGTTGATGAACATTTGATCAATATTGACCATATCAATCGCAAGATTCTGGAATCACAAAGTAATAAAGTTTTTTTGTTTTACAAAAATGAGAGATTTTACATCGATAAAATCGATGATGACGTCTTAACGGTCGTCGCATTCAAAGGAATTGAGAACGGAAATCGTTTAACTTTCGTGACTCGTAATGGTGCCGAAATCCGGTGTCTACTTCGGTGGAAAAATCATAAGGGAATTCAAGGACCCGCGTGGCAAATTAGCTTACACATAAATCGGTAAAATGGATTTTAATTCCGTCGTGTTAATGGCATTATTACCAAAATACAAATCAATAAACTGGTGTGTTCGGGGATCTTGGAAACTTTTGAGGAGCGCGGTTAACGGTAGTTGATTCTGATCGTTATAAATGATCAGAAGATGATTTTCAATTAGAAATCCATGTGGATACATCTGCGCATCCACATAACAATATGTAAAAACATATTGCCCACACCCATATCCTCGGTTAATGACCAGACATGATGACTGGTCGCCATGACGGTGGATATAATTTTTTTTCTCAGGATTATTGAATTTGGAGACTTTAATTTGACCTTCCGAAAGGTCCGTACTGTAAATGAGACGTGTCTCGTTCGGATCATCGGTTAATTCCGATTTGACTTGATTCCATACAATGGTGCCATTTTTAACACCAAACCCCAATTGATCAAGGGTTTGACCCGTGAGATAGAGTTCCTTCAACCGTTGTACTTTGTCAGGGGTGTTTATCATCACGAAATCACCATTGATGACAGTGTATTGTTGATTCTCAATCGTATGAGTGGGATCTGGCTTCTGAACAATGAATGTCATTGTTTGTTGATCGGTGTCAATGAACGCTTCGTCTCCTGCATGTGGGATGAGGTGCAAGATTTGATACTGTTGACAAATGTGTCGTCTGAGTGCGTTGTAATAAATACAATTGGTAAAGTTGATCGGAATGATGAAACAGAGTATACCACCAATATTAAGGAGTGACAGTGCTCGAATCATGAACAAAATGTAAACATTTGGACGCCCCTCAAACAAATGATGGTACTGTTTATCAACCTCACTTTTTTTGATCACATAGTAAGGCGGATTTCCAATAATCAGATCATACCGGCGTGTCTGTGGGAAATCATGTTTCAGAAAATCATCGTGAAATAAATGAAGAGTGTTGCGAGCACTGGTCATCGTAGCAATCTTGTTAAAAATCTGGTCATCTTTCTCGATTCCATCGATTTGAATCGAGTCGAGATAAGTGTCAAGGTATTGAATGAACTCACACGATCCACAAGAGGGTTCTAACAGAGTTTTGACATGACTGAGGTCGAGCCATTTAACTGAGAGTTCAATGATCTTGCGTGGAGTGAAAAAGATGCCGTTTTCCTTTTTATGTTCCTTGTTGAGTTCACGAGTCAATTCCAGTGACAATTGACTGAATTGTGACGTCATATTTTGATTGATATCAAAATTGCCCAAATTGATTTGGTCATCAAATTTTAAATGTGGTGGTCAGGTGGTCCACAGCATCGAATAGAGTCTTTTATTTAATCCAAAGCCCATATATTAAAATGGAAATGGAAGGAGACTAAAATTTAATTTTTCAAATCGCATGCGATTTGAAAAATTAAATTGCAAAAATCGTTTTGTGAATTTTATTTTAACACGATGAGCAACATTTACAACTGAATGTTTTGGTCTTGATGAACAGTTCGCTTTGTGTGACACTCTTTGGTTCCTTGATCCAGTCAAAGGAAAAATGATCCCAATTTGACCTCATTGTTGACCACAGACCCAATGACCCATACCAACGTAGATCAAGAAGTCACATGGCACCTCTAAAACCCATAGAAGTTGATCAGTTCGCAGCGGAGATCGATCGCACAATCAATGCATTTTCCGTTGAAATCACGAAAATCGTAGACGATATTCACAGTCCCCAAGACTGTGAGAAAGCGTACGATAAATGCAAATCAATTGAGGAATACATGAGAAAAGCAGCAACTGATCTAAACAAACACATGTGTTGTTGTAACTCCAGAAACATTGGAGACCCAACTGTTTCTCGCCCAGCTAGGACCTATTTGGCATTATTGAACAAGACCAACATGGATACCATATTTTTTCTGAGAAAAATTCAGGAGAAAGAAAAGACTCTAAAAAATTCTGAACACAAACGCAAAATTTCAGAGATCGAACAAAATTTGTCTTTTTGGGGCCAGAAACTACGCATTCTCAACAAGGCTGTAAAAAATTTGTCTCAACCCAACCGTTACCTAATCATAAAATTGAGATCGATTTGTGATGGGTATGAAACGCAACTGGATGCCAGTGGTGTGCATGAATTCGCTGAAATTGATTCAGACGATTTGTATCTCACGATTTTTAATATACGTGAGACACTTGAAGCACTAGAATTACTGATCCCAGCCAGCAATGAGGTTGAGACCTCAGACTGATGCATCACATAAGAAGCGATCTCGTTCTAAAATTACAAAAACATTGTAAAATACTTTGTAGGGTGGTCCCGCGCAGTGTCCCAACAGTGCTTTGTACAAAGTTATTTAATAGAGAACCCGAGTATTCCAAAGTTCTTATACAAAATGGAATTGGAAGGAGACTAAAAATCGATTTTCAAATTGCAATGAATTTTGCGCTTCTTTGTAAGGGTCCTTTTATTTTATGGGGGCTATGGGGGCTATTGGGGGCTTCGCCCCCAATTTTAACACGATGAGCAACATTTACAACTGAATGTTTTGGTTTTGATGACCACCCGTAACATTTTCAGACTGACATCAAGCAGAGAGTTAACCATAGCAATTTGAGATGCATCACGAATCAGCACAATAACCATGACTTTAACCAAGAAGCCACTCAGTTCAATGATGTCATTGGTACTAATTTTGACGACACGGTTTCCCTTGAGGAAAACGCTCAAATCTTGGTAGAGACCCACCAGAATACTCATGAAGGCGGGAATATCGTCGAGAGCAATTTTGCCATCGGCCACAATTTTTTCCAAATTGGGAAGAATACACTCGTTGAGAAGTGGTTTATTTTGAACGAATGTCAGAATTTTTTTCTCATCGGTTTTATCCAAACGGGACAGGGTTTGGGTCAGTTGTGATTCGACAATTTGTTTAATTTGAGAAATGTCCAACGATTCCCCACCCCACCGTGTTTTCTGTAAAGTTGCCATGATCATTGTCACAATTGGATCAATCAGTGATGCAGACATAAATGTGTAATGTATATTGATTCATGAGAAATTTGAAAATCAATTCCCTTATTTTCCATAGGAAACATACTAGAATTTCGGTAGCGTACCGAAGCGGTCAAACGGGGTACCCTCAAGAGGTACTGGGAAACCTTCGTGGGTTCGAATCCCACCGCTACCATTGGGGTTTCGCCCCCATATCCCCGCCGATATATTGTAAATAAGGGGGTATGGGAAAACGAACATCCCTTTGTTGGGAGACAAAGTCTCCCATAGCTCCCTTTGGGTCCTTGGTCCAGTCAAAGAAAAAATGATTCCGATTTGGCCTCATTGTCAAAACCTACCCAAATTATTAGTAACATGGCTCAATCAAAGCTAAAAGTTGTTCTGCGGCGACACATCCCATTGCAGCAAGATCCACTACTCACATTTCTGAACTATACGGCAATGGACCGGTACCGAGCTCAATTCACTGGAATCCCCAGTTTGTCCCCGATGAAGGGGATTTTTCCCCCGATAAGACACGTTATCCGCAAATGGCTACAACTGTAGTGTTGCGCAGTGTGGATAATACACCTTATTACGCCGATGATTTACATGATCCACAACACCTCATCTACACATGCCAAGGAATAATAGGAGATCAAAATCTCAATAATCCTGACAACCAAAAACTCTTACATGCAGATCAATTTTGGGTCTATCGTGTCCAACCGCGAGGACGCCATAAGACATACATCTGGTACGGGAGGTATCATCGTATGGGAGACCCCTATCCGATGCAACATGTCGATGACCTTGGTCAGATGAGGCAGATCTATCTCATCCACTTGGAACGCGACAACTGACAACTATAACCCATAAAAAGGAGTGTACATATTCGACTTTGATGAAAAATTGATTTTCAATTCCCTTATTTTCCACAGCAAAAATACCAGAATTTCGGTAGCGTACCGGAGCGGTCAAACGGGGGCGACTTAAGATCGCCTGGCGAGAGCCTTCGTGGGTTCGAATCCCACCGTTACCACTTTGTGTATGGGGAACAAAGTCCCCCATATCCCCTTTGACTCATTGGTCCAGTCAAAGAAAAAATGATTCCATTTGGCCTCATCGTTGTCTGCCGACCCAATGACCCAATCAAACAGACAACAAACGTTTTATGAATTTTATGTTCCTTTGTGAGGGGTCTTTTTATTTTTAACAGGGAGACCACCCTACAAACAAAGTAATTCAAAGTTCTTATTTAAAAGTGGAACTGGAAGGAGACTAAAATTCAATTTACAAATTGCATGAAAATTCATGCGATTTAAAAATCAAATTGCAAAAATCGTTTTATGAATTTTATGTTCCTTTGTGAGGGGTCTTTTTATTTTTAACACGATGAGCAACATTTGCAACTGAATGTTTTGGTTTTGATGACCACCCGCAACATTTTCAGACTCACGTCGAGCACGGAAGTAACCATAGCAATTTGGGATGCATCACGAATCAGAACAATGACCATCACTTTGACCAAGATTTTTTCACTGATGAGTTTTTTCACTGATGAGTTTTTTCACTGATGAATTTTTCACTGATGAATTTTTTCACTGATGAATTTTTTCACTGATGAATTTTTTCACTGATGAATTTTTTCACGGTCGATCAAAGTTATTTACATTTTGAATTTTTGATTTTAGTTACTCAGACGAGAATCATCCGCTTAGATGTCAATGTGGTTCTCATGTCACGTGTTCCGTCTTTTTTAGTGACTTGCGGGTATTTGTATCGGTGATCGATGGTCCCGTCCCGCTTGATAGGCATTTTAAAATGCCCAGTCGCTGCTGTCAAGGCTTCTTCCTCAACAACTTGACTCACAACTGTTTCCACCACAATTTTGCTCACAATTATTTTTTTCTGGAGCACTGGTGATGGTGGTGATGGTTCCACACCGTATTTCATTTTTTCAACATCCGTCATAGAAGTCCACTTGTTCCCAATTTTTTTCATCATTTGTTTCCCACTAAGGCCACAACCCTTTAACACGTTCATCTGTTCTTGCATGAACACCAGGTATGCAGTCAGTTTCGGTGCCATTGTGTTGAGAAACTAACAAGGTAGTGTTTTGACAACGAGACCAAAATGGGATCATTTTTTCTTTGACTGAACATAGGTTTGTGAGGGGAGACCCTCATAAGTCGCTTAAAGGACAAAGAAAAATTGATCCCAGTTTGGGCCTATGAATGGAAACCACCTCCCCCTGTTAATAGCACTTTGTGGGCCTTCTTTAACTTCGCGAGGCCTTCTTTAGAAGGCCGTGAAAATTTGTGGGGGACTCCGTCCCCCATAGCCCCTGTTAATAGCACTTTGTGGGCCTTCTAAAGAAGGCCGTGAAAATTTGAAATTCATTTCCCTTATTTCCCGTCAGTAAAATATTAGAATTTCGGTAGCGTACCGAAGCGGTCAAACGGGGTACCCTCAAGAGGTACTGGGAAACCTTCGTGGGTTCGAATCCCACCGTTACCACTTTGTCCCCATATCCCCCCTTTGAGTCCTTGATCCAGTCATGGGAAAATTGATCCCATTTTGGCTTTATTGTCGAAAAAGGTCCCACCATCCTAATCTCATTCCCAACCGACAAAATGGGTATTAGAGTCCATCTCTTTCAAATCTGGAATCAAGAAGAGTGGATCCAATTGAAACGGTTGTTGGCGGCTCATAACACACCTCATAAAGGAACAGACGAAGAGATTGTTTTTAGTTGTTACTTACAGTACGAAGATGGCATTTTTGTGGAGTGCATCGCCCATACAACTAATCAAAAATCCATCGATTACTTCGAGTCCAAACTGGAAGATCGCTATTTCCCTCCTTGGGGAAAACCGTTTTGGTACAATGACGCATCTGTATCAGTAAGCAAATTGAAAAACCCTGACGTCTCATTTGTCGGAATAAGAGCTTCCTTCCCAGAAAAAGCCCCGATCACCATCAGCGATTTCCTTGCGAAAGAAGAAATTGAATTCCCCATATGTGATGAATTTGAATGGAATATACCAGATGAACTTAAAGCGACTGCTCAATTCGCTGATCGGGTTTTTATTCCGATCGATTCCATCACAGTGGAATTACCTTACAGTCAGAAATTGCTCACACTGAAGGGACCGCTAACCTTCAGAAATTTTGCACGAGCCGTCAATGAAGCTGAAGTGCCCGATGAGGGTGATGGACATATCGGTACACCGATTAGCATCACCCGTGGCTCGAAGGGTGTTTATTTTTTTGTTTTCTAATAAACACAAAAACACAAAAACAAAAAAACACAAACACAAAAACATTGTGCATACTTTGGTCATGAGATAGCGACGCCGGAGCATAGTGTATGTTCAAAAAATTATTTTCATTTTAATCGTGAGAAATCATTTTATTCAACAAAAAGAAAGAGTGTCATCGGTAACAAAGTTATTTACACTCCTTTTTTGTTGTTTTTGTTTTAGTCGACTTGTATTTCCAAACGGTACTTGCCATCGTCGCAGAGACATAAATCACTCAGAACAAGGTCCTCAGGAGACTTGAGTTCCCGGTATTGTAGTGCGATTGCTTCTACCAGTTCCAAACGCTGAAAACCCTCCGGCTCATCCGAGTAATGAGTCACCTCGAGATCACCGTCATAGACAATGACAATTTTCGTGTGCGGAATGATGATTTGGAACGGATTGAAACGAGTTTCACCTGCACCCTCGACATCAGAAAGATTCACATTACCCATTTCAATTCGGTGTTGAATTTTGTGCATCGTCATGGTGCTTTAAAATAACCAGTAGGGCTTGGTTGAATGAGACCAAATGCGGATCAATTTTTCTCTGACGGTACAAAGGATCCAAAAGATAGGTCTTCTTTCAAATAATTTGATTGAAAATTGATACATTTTAGTTTGTGACACCAATACAATGTAAAATGGTGAAATACATATCGGCACTCAATTATGAGGGAAGGTTCGATGTTAACAGTGACGACATAGTTGTGGTTGGTAGCAGGACAGACATCAATAATTATATCAAAAAAACTACCCAGAATGTATCGAAAAATATCGGAGCACAAAAACCTATTCAAGAAGACATACATGTTTTGAAACAGTCTTTTGAGGTACTTGAATCTTTCTATATGAACTATCAATACCTCGTATATACCCACTTTGAGTGCATACAACCCTTATTTTGATCTGTGGGTCTGGCGAGAACCTTCGTGACATCTCAGACCACCGGGTTTTGTTTGTCTGGTGTAGATTATATACTAATGTCGTCACCATCATTACAACCCGGCATGTCTGCACTCATGGAGGAGTGGTTTATTTTGAATGAAAGTCAGAATTTTTTTCTCATCGATTTTATCCAAACGGGACATGGTTTGGGTCAGTTGTGATTCGACGATTTGTTTAATTTGGGTGATGTCTAACGATTCTCCACCCCAACGTGTTTTTTGTAAGGTTGCCATGATCATTGTCACAATTGGATCAATCAGTGATGCAGACATAAATGTATAATGTATATAATGATTCATGAGAAAAATTGAATTTCATTTCCCTTATTTCCCGTCAGAGAAACACTAAAATTTCGGTAGCGTACCGGAGCGGTCAAACGGGGTACCCTCAAGAGGTACTGGGAAACCTTCGTGGGTTCGAATCCCACCGCTACCACTTTGGGTCCCATTTGATGAGTTTTCGTTCCCATAGTCCCCCTCATTATACCCTAGCTGTGTCTCTTTGAACGGAGCTTCGTCCCACCCTTTGGATCCTTGATCCAGTCAAAGAAAAATTGATTCCGTTTGGGTCTCATTGTCAAACCGGCCACAATTGGCCAACCAACCAATGTCGGAACAATTTCGTCAGAAATGGTTCCTTACAGTTGAGCAACTGGTCACTAACTACAAGGAGAATTTTCCCAACGGAATTCAAATGAGCGACATGTCCCGGATGCCCTGGGGACAAGGCTTTAAACAAAACATCATTGACATGTTCAATGAATTTCGACTGGTGAGAATGGATGGAAAACAATACAAACCAGCATCGCTTAACAGCTACGCTGTTTTCGCAAACATGAAACCATGTGAGGACCTGTTTGAAATCGATGCAGCTGAGACCTCAGCGTTGATTCGGCCGAAATACGATGCTGAAACATATCGCCAGATGGTGTTCAAATCAGGACCGAATCACCCACAGAACGATCCTAAAATGGGGCTTAAAATATGCATAATGTACTTGTATTATGCATATTTCAAAAACTGGGCTCAGGCTCCAGCTCCACGGCCACCCCCTCAACCACCAGCCCAAAGGTTTTCTAAACCACTCCCTCAACCACCAGCCCAAAGGTTTTCTAAACCACCATCAAAACCACTCCCTCAACCACCAGCCCAAAGGTTTTCTAAACCATCATCCAAAAATGAACTTCAGCAAATTCAGACCGAACTTCAACAAACGCGGTCCGAACTTCAACAAATACGGACTGAACTTCAACAAACACAACAAATGTTGACCGCACGACAATAAGCAAATACAACAAAATTAAACCATAAAAACCAACAAAACAAAATGTTTATACTTTGTATAATGAATTATTTAACATATGTCAACCATTTAACGAAATCATACAATCCTCGGAACAAACTAATTGTCGGAACGGATTGTAGTGGTACTGAGGCACCCATTCAAGCATTGGAAATGCTAGGTGTTAAATATGATCACGCGTTTTCGTCCGACAACGACCCTGATGTTATCGAAAATATTCGTCATAATTTCCATCCGCGTATGATCTATCGAGACATTTTAAAACGCAATCACTCACGATTACCGAAATTAGATCTGTATGTTTGTGGGTTTCCATGTCAAACTTTTTCAACTTTGGGTAAGCAAATGGGATTTGAGGATGAAACCAAAGGAACCATTTTCTTCGAATGCTGGGAAACTATTAAATGTACCAAACCTACGGTTTTCATTTTGGAGAATGTCAAAGGCTTATTGACACATGATCAGGGACGAACTTTTAAAACCATCATCAATTGTCTAGATCGACTGAAAAAATACAATATTTACTACCAGTTGATGAATACCAAAGATTATGGAATTCCACAAAACCGTGAACGGATTTACATTATTGGAATTGATAAAAAACATGACAAGGGATTTCGGTACCCGTTACCCATACCACTAGAAATTGGTGTCTCTAACATCCTCGATCCAAAATTACCCCCACCAGAACTTCGTGAATATTTGTACAATTCATTAACCCCACACAAAATCGAAATTATCAATGATTTGATTGATTTGGGGAAAATTACAAATCCCCGACAACCGTGGATTGTTAATTTAAATGTTTCATCCGCCAAGAGAACAACACCAATGTTAGATGTCTCTCCCACATTATTAGCTGGAAATGGTACTGGATGCATTTTTTATTTAGTCAATCAACAACGATTGTTAACACCCAATGAATATATGAAACTGCAAGGGTTCCATCCAAAGTTTAAATCGGTTGTTAGTCGACAGCAAACATATAAACAAGCTGGTAACGCGATGTCAGTTAACGTGTTGTGTTTTTTGTTGGTAAACATATTCAAATCAGTTAATTTTTGAATCGTCTAATTTGTTAAATCTGAGTATGAATTTGTTGATTTTGTCCCATATACCGTTCAAGCATGTTAACGATTTGATCCAATCGTTGATCTGTTTTGTCCAGTCGCTGATTGGTTTGGTCCATCTGGTGTTGCAATTGTTCTACGCTCTGTTTTAATTCATTTGAATTCTGTGTTTGTTGGTTAGATGTATCTCTTACCGTCTGTTCCACATGTTCCACGCTTTGTCGCAATTGATGCAGATCCGCCGACAATTGATGGAAAAATGTAGTTTCTCTTGTCTCGAGATACGTCAAATATCGATTCCAAGTTTTCGTGTATTTGTCAGATTCACTCAAGCGATTGAGAATGCGATCATTCTCAATCTCGGCCAAAAGTTGGCATAGAGTATTTTTGTAATTGTCTCGTATTTTTTTCGTCGAGATACCGATTGCATTTCCGTGGACATGTTGATATTGTAGGTATCGACAAAAAGCATCAAACAATAACTCTCTCGGATTAGATTCAGTCATTTATTTTGTGATATGGGTAATAAAATTAATTAAATAAATAATCAATTTTTTCACAGATAAATTTTTTCACAGATAAATTTTTTCACAGATGAATTTTTTTCACAGATGAATTTTTTTCACAGATGTTTTTTTTTTCACAGATGATTTTTTTCACAGATAAATTTTTTCACAGATAAATTTTTTCACAGATAAATTTTTTCACAGATAAATTTTTTCACAGATAAATTTTTTCACAGATAAATTTTTTCACAGATAAATTTTTTCACAG